TCCATTTCTCTTGGAGCTTCAGCTGGCTTGGCTTCTTCAGCAATCTTAGCCTGTTCTGCTTGTCTTTCCTTCTCACTATCCTCTCTACGCTTCATCATCTCTGCGTATTGCTCAGGCTTGTTGTATTTAGACCATAACTCGTCTAGCTTGAGGGTAGAGAATAAACGCTGATCGTTGGCTTCATTTTCAATATAGCCTTCAGCATTAGCACGGTCAAACATAGGTTTGCCGTACTTGGCGATGAACTGATTAGCTGTTCCTTTAGTCTTCTTGATGGCTTCAATAGCATCAAGCATCTTCTTCTCAGCTACATCTTCTTTGCTTGGCTTGGCAGCTTCTGTTTCATAAGACTTAATTAAATCCTGTAACTGTTTTACTTGTTTTTTAGCATCTTTTTGCCCATCTGGGCCAGCCTCACCAATCAGGGCATCATTATTTGCATGACCTCCTTCATAGAATGTGCCAAGAAGATACTTAGCCTCATCCACAAGATCTTGATCTGTAAAGTCAGTGATAGCCTTTTTCTCATCTGTACTAATGTTTTCTAATGTCTGTGAAAGCTCATAAATATCCAAAGCTTTCTTTAGTACAGGGCGTTCTGCAAGAGCCTTCTTAACTGCTTGGCGTTCTTGGTTAATCTCGGCTTGAGTCTTAGGTGCTTCTACAGGTGCTTCCTCTTCAACTACCTCAGTAGCTTGTGGCACAACAGGAGCTTCTTGTGGAGCTTCAAACTCTTGCTCATCAAACGCTTTAACAGTAGTAGGAACTGATGGCTCTTCCTCTGGTTTAGCTTCTTTAGGCTGTCTTAGCTTTGCAAAAGAATCACGCAATGCCTGTGTCTTTTGTTGCAACTCACCACGAATCTCATCAAAGAATGGCTTGTTTTCTGGTGGAGCTTCTGCTTCAGCAGCTGCGATTTCTTGCTCTACCTCAGGTGGCAAAGCCTGTTCAGCTACTGGAGCCTCGGCTTCAACCGCAGGAGCTTCTTCTACGGCTGGTGCTGCTTCTGGGTTTAGGGTATTGTAAATAGCAGAAACTGTCTCATCTGCATCTTTACTAGGGGTAATACCTAACTCTCTAGCCAGCTTGTTTACATCACGTTTATTAATAACTCCCGCTTGTTCAGCTTGAACAATTAACTGCTCAAGTCTCATTGATGCACGGGCATGTAGCTCTGGATCAATACCTTCAGGAACGGGCGGCACTACGGCAGGAGCTGTAGGTGGCACTCTAACATCCGTTAGAGTTGGATCAGGTTGTTGACCTCTTAGGCGTTCAACCGCCTTTTCACCACCAAAAGCGGCTGTTTCTAGGATACTTGTTGGACCTTCGCCAGCTGCTTCAAGGAACACTTGACCAAGCTTATTAACAGATCCCTCAGTTGCAATCTGGGCTAAGGCTTCACCACCACCGCCACTGATCATTTGGGCTGCTGGCTGGGCTACGCCAATGTTAACGGCTTCTCTTGCTACCTGACCTTTAACCACGCTCTTAGGCACAAGCATTTTGCTTGCTAGGCCAGCTGATGCTGTATCTAATGAACCAATAATAGAGGCTCTGGTTAGGGCGTGTTCATACGCCTTGGCAAACATAACAGGGTCGTTTAAGGCTTTGTTGACCGCTACTGGGTCATTGATGTTAACGCCCTTGTCTTGGAAATATTCTGTAACGCCAGATGATAGTTCTGTAGCAAAGCTTGTGCTACCCATGGCTACTGCGCCAACGGTTGGGTTACGTGTAACAGCGCCCAATACCAACGCAGGAACCATCTGTGGAGCGCTCTCTAATGAAACACTAGCCATCACACCAAGCGGGTCTACTTGGAAGGCATCAAATATTTCTTTTGCTGTATTAAGTTTACCAATCGCCTCTACTGCTGGTCGTTTACGGTATTTACCAGACTCTGCCTGAGCCTCCATGACTTTCTTTTGAGCTTCAGCTTGACGTGCTTGCAAGCTCTGAATTGCGGCATCAGCTTCTTCTGGTGTGAAAGGAATGATCTCACCAGAAATGGGATCTCTTACACCACCTTGACCCTGCCTAATTTTATTGATTTCTTTTTGATAATTAGAAACATCTAATCTAGGTATGGTTCCAGCTAAATTGGCAATACCAGACATGATTGGATCTGTCTGTCGTTGTAGGAACGGTACTTCTTCCTCGTACTGGCGAGTTTTTTCTGCTAAATCGGCAAGTTTAGCTGCGTTTAACTCTTCTTCAGGGATGCGCTGTTTGATTTGACCAGCAACTTCTTCAAGGCTTGGCCCTGTGGCTGGAGCTGCTTGTTCTGCTGGAGTAAGGGTTGTGCCTTCTAAGACGCTGCCAGTTTTCTTTGGCTGCTTAATATCTGGACCTTCGCCAGATAGAAGTTGTTGCCCGAAGGATGGTTTGAATAACGAACCGCCAAGTTCTGTAGCTAGTTTATCTAAGTCAGTTTCCTGACTAGCAGCTGAACCGCCAAGACCCTTGGCTAGTTTATCGTAATCCATATACCACCCTAAATTGTATGTTTATTTCAAGTTAGCTTGCCTTTTAAATTCATCGGCTGCTTCTTGTGTAGGGAAAGTATAACTCTTTCCACCAGGAACGGCTACTGTTACAGGGCCTTTTTTTGCCCCTCCAGGTGCTGGCGGTGGTGATGGTGGAGTCACGTTCACATCCTTAAACCCAAGAAGATCTGTAAGATCTTGAGATAGCTCACCACGGGCAATCTTACGAGCATCAATCTTTTGTTGCTCTGGATTTTCCTTGTATTTCTTATAATTAACGCCACCTGGTTTAGCAGTTTTACCTAGCTCATCGTAAGCATTATTGAACAAGTCTTTGTAAATTGACTGCGCTCTCAAATAGTCTTGACCTTTTTTATATTGAGCTGTTGCATCACGGCTCGCAGCTGCGCCTTCCAAAGCTGCTTCACGACCATATAGCTGACCAAGAGATGTTTGCATTTGACCAGTAAGACCAGTCTGTCTAGCAAGTTTAGATTTACTAGCTTCAACACCTTGTTGCATCAAGGCACGTTTATCAGCTGCCTCGTCTGACATTGATTTAGCATAAGTCTCTAAGCCTTTTTCACCGCCTAAACCTAAATTACTTAACGCATATGGAGATTGACCTCTTGCTGTGGCAAAGCCAGCATTAGTTAATGCCATGTACGGCGCCATCTCTCTACGCGCTTTAATATCTTGTCCAAAGGTAAGACGTTCTGCATCTGATTCTGCAAATGGGTTTTGTGATTTCTGTGCTTCAATATCAGATTTAATTTGACCTTCTAGCCAGTTCATGTAATCAGCACGTTTCTCTTTGCTTGATCCACCTGTAGAGAAGGCAATAATGCCGCCTTCAGCAGCAAATTCAGGAACCATATCACCTGTACCAATAGCATCAATACCAGAACGACCACCCATCATAGATACAGCCTCAGGGTTCATTTCCATACGGCGGCGAAGCATCAAAGCCTCTTCTACCATCTGCTGTTCAATAGGATTTAAGTTAGGGCTACCCAATAATGTTTCTAGCTGGTCTGTGGTCATAGACTTAATCTCACCACCGCCTAGATAGCCAATCTGTCCACCATCTTTGTAGCCCTTTACAGAGCCGCCTTCAGCCATGCCACCAGGTCTAAAGCCACCAGACATACCGTAGATACCCAAGCCAGCCATACCCAAGCCACCCAATTGTGAAGCCACATTTGGTGGAGCTGTGTAAACCTGCTGGGCAGATTGAGACAATGGCAATCCGCGTAACATGTCTGACATGAACGCCAATTGAGTGTATGGATAGTTTTTTTGCTTGAGAAAGTCTTGGTATCCCAAATCCAAAGCTTGTTGACCTTGAGCTTGTTGAACCGCACCAACCTTCTGCTGTTCGCCCAAGATGCCCATACGCTGACCAAAACCAGTCTGACCTAGCTGACCTAATGTAGAGGCAGCCTGTAATCCTTGACCCATGCCTTGTAAACCTAAGCCAGCACCATATTGTTGAGCCTGTTGAGCAGCTTGGAAAGCGTTTTGGCTACCTTGAGCTTGAATGTTAGCTAACTGTGTGTTTAAGTTACGACCAGCTTCTGAACGCTCCAAAGCGGCACGAGAGCCACCAAAAGCACCAGAACCTACGGCACGTTGATTTAATGCACCTAAACCTTTTTGATAGTCACGGAAAGCCTCAGACTTCTGTGTGTCAACCACATTCTGCATGTATGGTGACATGAACGCTTGAGTAGCACGGGGATCAGTAGCCATGTTCATATAGTTACTGCCAGCACTTAACGAGCCTAGACCAGCCAATGCTGCCATGCCAGAACCTGCGCCAATCTCTGGTGCAACCTGCATATTGCCTACGCCTTGGAAAGCTTGCTGTTGCATTGGAGTAAAGTCTTGAATACGCTGACCACCATAGGCTTGATATGGATTGGCATTAATATCCGTCAAAGCTTCTGACTTGCCAAGCATATTCTCCACATAGGGACGTGCGTATTCAGGTATCGAGGTGTTCGTTACCGTTTGTGAACTTGGTGCTGGTGCTGGGCTTCCGCCGCCTTTACCCATATCTATTCTCCGAGAGGTAATTCATAAGTTACCCATGTTGCCTTGTAACCGTCTTCTTTAAACACTTTAGCCCAGCCTGGTCTGCCTGTAGACTCAATACCGTCACAGCCAGATGCCGCACCGAACTTCTTTAACAAATCAAGCATTGGATCTTTCCAAAGCTTTAAATCCTCACCGCCACAGAATTGCATGGCTAGTAACTTACGTTTAGGGTAGTTAACAATGTTGGTCACCACTATCCCTTTAAATTCTCCTGATGACTCATAAGCCACCCACATCTGATAATCATGCTCTTTTACGCAGTCATAAATATCATCTGACGTATAGCGACCAAACGTATATTTGGTTGCCTTTGCTGCAAACTTCTCAACCTTATCCCAGCAGGTATCTATGTATCCATTAGGAACCATAGAAACTTCTATCATGCTGGTAGGTTCTTTCTAGCCTTGGAATCTACGGCTACTTTACCTTTACCTACTGTCTTCTTACGATCAGCTTGGATTCTATCCATCATTTCGTATAAACGCTTTGCTCCTGCATCTGTTGAGCCATTGCCCAATTCAGATACGATACGAGCTGGAATCACAAACTCACCATCAGCTAAACGTGCTGGCTGTTTACCATTAATAGTTGCTGGGATGTCATCAGATACGCCATCGCCTGGGCCTTTAAGTAATTGACCAGCTGCATATCCACCTAAATTGCCATCTGCAATACCGCCACCATCAAAACGTTTGGTATATTTAGCACCATAAGACTTATCTCGTCCACCTGGAGATTGCTCAAAGTAACCAGAAAGGTCTGAATCCTTATCTAACTTTTTAGTAACACCAGCACCGTACCTTGCAATACCTGATTTTTCTGGGTTTTTATAACCCATAGCCATTAACTTTAGCGCTGTGTCTTCATCTAAATTTTGGTTCATTGTTGCCAAGGCGTTCATGTTTTTTCCATCTTGGCTGATTCCTGGAGCAAACATAAAGTCTTGAGGTTTTTGACCCATGGCTTTAGCTTGTTCGTCACCAAACATTGTGCCTTCTAAAAGACCCATGCGTTTAGCACGAGTAAAGTCTCTTAAACTATCTGGCATATCTCTTTCGAACTTCATTTGCTGCATTTGATCAAGCATTTTGTTTGTTGGCTGACCACCATTAGAGAACTGAGGAATGTCGCCACCCACAGTAGTCATAGGGGAATAACCCTCACGCATACCTTGAATTGCAGATAACCCACCAGGTGGCATAAGATTTAAGTTAGGAGGCACTTCTCCTCCGTTGGCCGCCTCATAAGTAGGCAACGCCTTATAACCTTGATCAAAATAGGTACGCTCACTGGTATCCATCGGGCTAGTCGTTCTACCAGCTAAGTCATATTGAACAGGCTGAAAGAATTGAGACTGACCTGGCTGTGGCTGTCTCATGGCTGTTGTGTATTCGTAAGGTCGGATAGTTCCCTTATCTTGAGGAACTGATACGCCTTTATTCTGCATACCACCTAGTAGTGATAATGCACCAGCACCACCAAGACCTAGGGCTAACTTCTGGTTGCCTGTCAGACCTGGTTTTACCATTGACTCTTTTGGAGGGAAATTTAGATTCTCTGGATAAACGTTATTAGCCTGCCCTGGAGAAAATCCTTCAGATGCTCCTGGCATATCAGCCCATGTTTGTGGTGCTGCCTTAACTGATTCTAGGGCTGCGGTAGGTGTATCTACGTTAGCTGTAGGGGTTGTAGCGCCTGCACCAGATAATGCAGACATACCGCCAGATAGAACGCCAGCTGTTAAACCACTTTGCAAACCTTTGTTAATATCGCCAGTCAACAAGGCAGTAGCACCACCAGTCAATAAGCCCATGCCTACGCCTTGAGCTAATGCACCAGTTCCTAAGCCTAAGCCTGATCCAATAGATGCACCCATAGGACCGCCAAAATACATCAATGCCGCAGTAGCAGCAATTGGTAATACGTCATCTAGGAAACCAGCTTCAGGTAAACCTGTCTTTGGGTTGATACTTAATGAACCACCTTTGGCTCTAGCAATAGCTTCTAGACCCGCAACTTCACGCGGGGTCATGTGAACCAGCATCTTGTCGTCATTACGACCTTGCTGCTGTAATAGGTTTGCTGTTGCTTGTAGGCTCATTTATGCCTCGCTGGGTTAATTACGTTGAAGTTTATCATGTTAGACAGTTGTTCCGCTAGCGTTTTTCCACACTGTTCCGTTATACCAAATAGGGTACCCAAGTGTGGTGTCGTAGTACTGCTGTCCAATAACTAAAAAAGTGACTGGCCTATTTGCTGTAGTCCCAGAAGGAGGCACATTTATGCCCTGAGCAAAGTTATCTACCTGCGCAAAATAAAGACGTAAGGCATTGTTTAACTGTTCCTGATATTGAGGCTCATACTCAGCTGGTGGGGCAAGTAAGAGGTTGGGGGCCTTTGGTGGGATTAATGCCATTATCTTCTTCCGTCTGGGCGAATATCAATACGAGGGGCGCCAAGCTGCCAAGTTGTACCTACGGTAGCACTTTCAATGCGGAAAGCCATCTGACGACCACGGATACGGGTATATACCTGACCTGTGAACAGCTCTACGGGATACTGCTGAGTTCTTATAACTGTTTTGTCGTTTGGCGTTCCATAAGCTGTTCCTGCGTTAGTTCTTGGTTTAACAACCATTGTGCAACTAGGATTAGCTGCATTAGATCCAGCAAATGTTATGTCAGGTAATATGCGCCACACAAAGCCAAAGTTATGACCATCGCCAATATCAAAGTCAGATGACTGAATGTAGGCATTAATAGCCACAGCACTAGGGCCTGAAACGTCATCTACCCCATCTTCATGGTTAAGCAAGCGGCGATTATAGTCAGCAGCAATTGGGTGCTGTTGCGTTCCTGAATCAAACCATGCTGTACGACCTAATGTGCCGTAATACCAAACACGGTCTAAGTAGTTGTACACCACATAGCTATCAACGACCAATGAACTAACAGAACAATAGAACCACCATACCTCTGAATACTGTTCGTTAGAGGCTGCAAAAACCTGCCAAGACTGGTCTCTGTTTAAGTTTTGGAATACAAATGTACGCAAGCTGGATGGTAAAGTTTCCACACGACCAGAGTATGAGAAGAACTTATCGGAACCCATCCAATAGGTAACGTTGTTAATCGTAATGGCTGCTCTTGGACTCATGATGGAAATGTTGTCCTGCAAGAGCTGGAAGCCGAATACATACGGTGGGCCTAGATACTGCATAGAGTAAACCGCAGCATCTGTAAATACGACAATCTCTTGACGGGTATTAACCGCTTGAATGATTGATGAGCCGATAGTTAAGCGCTGTTCGCCAGACTGGTTAGTGGCTGATGGCACCCAGTCAAATGGATTTTCTTGGTCAGACCAACGAACCAACAATGGGTCAAATGGTGTATTTGGAACGGCTGGGTCATATGGATTAGCACCAAAACAAATAACAAAACGCTGTACCGCGGATGAAATAACTTGATTGGTTGTATTTGGAACAAACTGTCCTGAATAAGACGCGGCATTAGCAGCTGATTCTAAAGTCACTGCACGGACACTAACCCCTGTAGTGGCATCCCAGTAATAAAGCTCACCACCACGAGGCGCAAAAATAAAGTCTTCACCAAAGTTATCTTGAGTCCACAAACGAAGCTGTGAGCCAATACCTGTTGTATAGCTAGAACTCCATGTTCCACGTGACCAAGGACCAGCACCCCAGCCTGTACCAATGGTGTATACGTCATTACCAGACGGTAATAGATAAGTGATTGTGGTTGAGTTGCCACCATGACGAATGTCGTTGGCTGTAGCTGTTGTAGGGATGATAACGGTGTATGCCGAGGCGTTAACAACCGACGCAACCTCATATTCGGTATTTAAAATAGTAGCAGATACGTTACCGCTAGTGTTATATAAATTAGCAGCACCTGAAAAGATAACATAGTCACCTGCCTCTGGGTTGTAAGTAGCATCCACTACTGTAACAACGTTACTCCCGTTTGAGGCAAAGAATGGACCTGATGTAGCCGTAGAAGCATTAACCGTAACATCATAAATAGGGGTAATGTCGTAGTAAGCGCCGCCTTTATTTAGATACATCTTAGAGTTTGTGCCAACCCCAATAAGGCTAACACCATCTAGTAAAGTCCAGTTATTTAAAGAACGGCAGGTACCAAGAAATTGCTCATTAGAAAAACGTGTCCAACCCCCTAGCTTTTCAGGAAAACCAGAACGAAAACGGATTTTGTCGCAATCGTACCAGCCACCCTCATTAGCGTAGTTAGTATTTTCTTTATTAACACCTGGTCGGAATACAAGTTTCTGTAACGGCATAATTTACCCTAAGATTCGTACAGGGCTTTTTCACCCTTGCGGCGTTTATCTAACCCTTTTAGCACTTTACCACCAGCTTTGTTCCACTTCAAGAACTCTTCTGCGGCAGCTTCAAATTCTTTTCGGTTGTGCTTCATTCTTAGGGTACTGTTTTGCAAGTTACCAAGACCTACATTGAATGAAAAGCTAACTAAAGCATCAAACTGACCTTGAGTCATTTCACCTGGGCATAAGCGATGAACGCCTGCTTCAAACCTGTTTAGGTCTTTCTTTAGGATATCGTTGACTTCATCCATGCTTAGAACCCGATTCCACCCAGCAGGAATAGGAAGTGCTTTTCGGTCTTCTAACTTAACTCTAGCATGGGTAGGGTCAATAACATGGCCCACGCCACACGTCCAAAGTAAAGCGGGACACTGGTACGGGGAGGTCTTCACCCCCTCGTCATGTTTAATCATCTCAATAAGCTTTTCGCTTACGTTCACTTTTTAGACCATCCGCGTGATCCGAACCAGTAGCCAATAATGCCGCCTAGCATAGCCATTTCATCATCACTGAAAATCTCATCAGAAATCTTTAACAAGTCATCAATATTTCCAATAACGCCTGGGTGCATAAACACGTAGATACCGATACCTACGTTAATCACAAACAACTCAGCCACGAACAAGTAAGTTACCATCGGGCGCACTGTTGCTACGAATGTAGAAGCCCACGGAGCCGCCTTTTGTAGTACTTTGGCGTCATGCTCATAAGCCGCCTTAGTCATGTCTGCATCTGTCTGCATCATTACTTGGTCAGTGCGAATCTCTTCTACCTTGGCTTGTGCTGCGTAACCTTTCTCCATCATCTGGATTTCACGCTCTGTCTGCATCTTGGCTAGGTCTAGCTCATGCGCCTTGTCAGACTTATCTTGGAAGAAACCCAATACGCTTGGCAATCCTGAGATTAACAAGCCACCTAGTGTTGAAATTAGCGATAACATTTTATTGTCCTAAACGGTTAGTTGTTGCACGTTTCAATGTGTTCATCTCAGAGCGTAGTGTAGAACTTGTTACATCTAGCTCAACCTTTTGTGCAGCCAAGCCAGAACGTAATTCTTTCTGTGTGCTTTCTGCAACAATCTTGGCTTCGCGCGCTGCCATCAACGCCTCTGCTAAACGCTCCTGCATCTTAGCTATTACCTCACGTTGATCCGCTACCTTCTCTTCTAGTAACTTAACCTTGCGCTCCGCGGCTGATGCGGATGAGGCAGTATCACTGTAGCCCTCATACATCTCTTTGACTTCGTTGAACTTGGTAATACCTGTATAGCCAGCACCCAAAATAGCAGGTACGCCAGCAATAATGAAGCCAGCTACCATTGTGTTTTGCTTAGCCCAAGTTACCCACTTATCTACAAAGCCTTGTACTTTATCTAGTTTCTCTAAATCGCTCATTGTTCAAATCCTAAGTCTTGGTTGTATTCTGGCTGGTTAAAGCCCGTTTGTTGTAGCAGATCCATCATTATTAAGTCCTGCGTCAGTATGTTGTTTGGTATCCCACTCACCAACTGTGGTTCGAAGAATACGTTCGGCTGTGCTAACCCAGGTTTCACAAACAGCTCCAACGACAACACAAGGCCAACCACCGACTGCGTTTTTCCCTTTGGGGGTGGGGATGGGGATGCCTGTGTATTCGAGGTTGTCGGAGAATCCGTCTTTGGCGGGGCCTCCATCTTCACTTCTGGTTCGTCCTTTTTCTGTTCCCGTTCTTTCGGTTTCGGTGCTGGCGCCATCGGGATCGCTTCCGAGTTCGGAGCAATATTTGGGGTCGGCGCAGTTACAGGTGAGGATTGGATTATTGGGGCAGATGTGGTCGTAGGGGGTTTGACTGGACTCGCTGGGTTCACAGGCGAAACAGGGTTGGTCGGGTTGTTTACTGACTTTTTGCAATTGTTGGATGTAGTCACCCAAGGTTGCCACACTGGACTCCCGTATGGATCTGGACACATCGAGGAACGCATCTGGATAATGCTCCCCGTATAGCCTGTTTGGCAGCTGAGTGTTTGTTGTTGGCTGCTTATTTGACATGTTGGCGGGTTTTTGACGCAGGTGTCTTGGATTTTGAACCAGTCGGCTTGGACTGGCTGACCATAGCTACCTGACGGACAGTTGGTTTCTTTTTTCCAGGTTTGCGTACCGCTGTAGTTGACGGGGCAGCTTCTTGTTTCGACTTGCGCTTGGTAGGTGCAGGTGACTGGGTTTGGGGTGCAAGTGTTTTGGATGACTGTCCACGGTTGCCAGGTGTTGTCTGGGCAGGTTTTTGTGCGGCTTTGCGTGATTTGACCACTGAAGTTGGTTGGGCAACTTTGGGTTTGCGTTTCGGTTTCAACTTGGCAGGTTGGCGCGGCTTGAGGGCAGATGGGGGAGATTCCTGGGTACGCTTGGCACGCAACGGCTTGACACTGGGCGAGGGTTGTTCCACCGTCAACGAAGAGGGTGCTGTAGACTGGTTTCCCATTAGTCCACGTACCAGCATAACAAGCCGCTTGAACATTATTTGCTTTCGTCAGGCTTAACAGCAGCCAAGTCAACAAGAGGAGGAACCGAGCCATATAATTTCTTAAACTTTTCAGGATGACGTTTAATCCACTCGTTACGGGCAGCATCGCCAACGAGACCATCAATCGGACATGGTGTGCCTGACATCATCATGGCATCCCAGTTCTCTTGTCTAGCTGAACAAGCAATAGCAACCGCAGCTACTTTAAGCCCGTTATTAGATAAGAATGTAGCCCACTTACGGCGTGAGCAGTCCTCATCCATCATGTAACTACCACCAGAGAAGCCAATCACCGTAGAGCTAATAGCTCCAGAAACAGCAACCAAACAGTTGTCTTGACTGAATGAACTAATAGACGGCGCCATAGCACCTGCTGGCGGTTGACCTTTGTAATTGATCGTGGTGTCTTGAGCCATTGCACTAGCCATAAGACCACCTAACAAAAGCCCAACGAGTAAAGCTGTTAGGCTACGCATTACCAAAGAATTCCAATAGTTGATACAGATGTTGCGGCAATAGTCACTGACTGTTTTGGCGTAGATAGATCTTGGCTACAATCATTGCATTTCTGCGCGGCTAACTCTGATTCATCAACATCACGATTACAGCTTGGGCAGTATATTTCAACCTTGTGCGCTACATCGCCAGCTTCTGCTTGTTTTTCAATAATCATATTAACTCTTCATGGATTAAGGGTTTAACGCCCAACGATTTAAAAATATCTTCTTGACTAATACCTTCAGGAATCATAGCCGGGTCAACAATATCATCTACACCGTCACCGTCTCTAATAGCATGTATACAGGCTGCTACAGTACCGTCCTCTAACGCAGTAATAGTATGTAATTTACCTTTTTGTATAAAAATAATATGCGGTGCTTTAAACGTTGTTTTTGCACCCTCAACATCTACTTCAACGCTACCAATAGACAACAAGGTTGGGTGGTCAAATACGTGCTTGTGGCCTTCCATAAAATCACCAGCATGATTAAACTTCATTAGCTTAATCCAGACATTACTAATCAACGCCATCTGTACGGTTGGGTTGCTCATACTGTACCTACAGGAATAACTGAGTCTGTTAGAGGGCCTTCGGTATTAGGGTTAACGCTAACTTCACCAGTGCCCGTGTATGTGGCTACAACTCCATTTATATATGTAATTGTTAAAGTTTCCCCAGAAAGAACCGCATGGGCGGAACCACCATTGAGTAAGGTATTGGTATCCCATTCGTCAGCACAATTACAGTCTGTAGGTACTGGGCATGAGCAAGATGCTTTGTGCATCTCATATATAACTTTAGCTTCGTCAACTTCAGCAATTGCAATTAGTTCGTTAATATGTGCCATGATTAGAATGTAAAAGTAAAATCTGTGTAGTAACGAGTTTCGTATATTGGTTGGCCTGATTTAGTATACCCAACAATTACTTGATATGAACCCGCAAACTGACCAAATGCTTGCCCCAAATTGTTCATTGAAATACTTGTACCTGTGTCTCCAGTACCGTTTCGCCCAGCATTTAAATATACGGTTACAGAGTTAGTGCCATTCCATCGTGCAGCAGCCATCCAGGCAGCTCCTGGAGCAGGACCTACTGGTGTACCCTGCCCAGTCTGTGCAGCAATATTTTGACCATACGCATAGATTGGGTTACCAAAGATACAATTACAAGGATGTTTAACAAATCCTGATGCCCCCGTAGCATATTGAATTACGTTAGCATTAGCACTTGTAAGTGGGATCTGGACAATCTCGTTGTATTGGGCTGTAGCCGCTGTCCCTGTGTAGTATCGGAGCTGTGTCCATGAAGTAGAATTGGCGCCCGACCCCCAATAACCTATAGTCAATCGTAGAGCGCCATTAAAGTAATCTAAGCTAAACCCATAATTAGCGGAGTATACATAGTTATTAGAACTCAAGCCGTAGTAAGCACGTGTTGCGGAAGCGCCTCTAAACGACAACACATTAATAGCGCCAGATGTTGGTATCGGGCCGTTTGGGGCATATACGCCAGCACCTATGTAAGGGCCCCCTTGGTAATACTCAAAAATACCAGCTGGGTTAGTGCCCCCAAACTCTGTTTGAATATCAAATAAACCTACGGCACCATTACCAATTGTCATAAAGAACCCCCGCCAATTACGTTTCCAACGCAGGTTAAGTTGCCAGATGTGTCTAAGCGCATACGGTTTGTACCACCAGACCTAAATAACAATACGCCACCTGATTCAACAATTGTCCAGCCACCACCTAAAGCAACTGTAGTTGCCGTAACGTTAGTAAGTGTTGCGTTACCGCCAGTAATAGCCACGGCGTTAGCATTTTGAGTTGCCATTGTGCCAAGCACTGTCTGTGAAGCCGCTGTTATCCTACCCTGAGCATCTACTGTAACCGTTGCCGCTGAATAAGTTCCAGCTGTAACCGCCGTGTTAGCTAAGTTAACTGTTGTAGTATCACCTACTGTAGCCACGTTCATGCCAGTACCAGCAGCAACTACCGTTTGAGAGGCTGCTGTGTAAAAGGTTGTGCCATCACACCATACAATTCTTGTTGTACCGTTAGCTATTGCTACGCCTGAACCGCCTGAAGTCTTAATTGTGACCGTTGCACCTGTGGCGTTTTTAATGATATAAGTCTTTTCAACCGCTGGGGCAATTAGGTTTTGAGCTGTTGAGTTAGTACCAATAAGGTTTAACACAGCATTACGGGCCTCATCTGGTAAGCCGTTATTGGCTGACAGGGTGTAAGTTGCATTAGCAAAAGTAATATCCACCACGTTAGTAATAGCAGACTCAATGATTGTGCCTAGGTTTGAATTGGTTGTATCACCCCAAACACCGTCTTGCTCACCAGCACCGATGAGTTCTATACGTAATGTTGTTGAATAAGTTGACATGTTAATTCCTTATGAAGGTATTTGAACCCACGTAGGGCTTTCAGATGTTGATATATTAACCCAATTTGGCGTTTGTGAGTCATCAATTAAGCCCCAAACAAGCACCTGGGCAACGATTCCTGTAGCAGAAACGCCTGTAACTGTTACTAGAGCCTTACCAATAATGCTGACATTACCTAATTCTGTTGTTCCTACTACCCCAGTAACAGGAGCAGCCACGTTAGCAGATACGGTAGCAGTGCCTAAGAATGTCGTACCTACAATACCTGTTACATCAATAACCGCTTTAGATATTGTGCTTACATTACCAATTTCACCAATAGCCTGTAAGCCAGTAAGCGTAACAACAGCCGCCGCGTTGGCAGTAGCCGTGCCTAAAGCAGTGGTACCTTGAACGCCTGTAACAGATATAACCGCCGCACTAATAATGCTGACGTTGCCGATCTGTCCTGTGGCCTGTAAGCCTGTAACATCAATATTGGCTTCACCAACTACAGAAACCGTACCTACATAAACAATGCCTTCAACGCCAGTAGTAGCCGTAGAACCTGTACCAATTACAAATGGGGTGCCTATTTGGCCAGTAGCAGATACGCCTTCAGGATACGCAACTGTGCCTTCACTTACCGAACCGCTGGCAAATGGGGCTTCTGCGAATGATGAGGCTGCAAACATACTATAGTGTACCCTCTATGAACTCAACAATAAAACCCCTATCCTGGTTGCTCCACGCAAATATTTGGTTGTTGTAGGCAAAGTCGTTTAAAAGAGGCTTTTTGTCAGCTGGTATGGTGTCGTAATGCTGAGAGTACTTAACCCATTGTTGCGTGTTAGTAGCAAAGTCATATTCGCTAAAAGAGATGTCATCACCAGTTGGTTTATAGTAAGTGGTTGGTTCGTCATTCTCAAAATACACATAATCATACGTAACGCCGTTTACCACTGCGTTTTCCTGAAATAGCTCTATGCTGTTGTCCGCAAAAACTCGAATTACAAAATCACCTGACACAAAGGATTGGCATAAAACCTGTTTGGTTGTGGCGTTATAAATAGAATACAAGTAAAGGCAGTTAGGTTTAACTGTTTCAGCAATTGCTTTTTTTTCTGGAAATAACGTGCTACTTGGGTACTCGCCAGAAAGATTTAGGTTAGTAACAGAAGTTCCTTCGAGTTGATTAACGGTTAAAAACATCACATTCCTTTAAATTTTGCTTTTAAAATCAAGTATTTCTTTTTGGTTCAACCCGTATTGTGTAGCTAAACTTTCCATTTCAGGCGTCCATGTAACGGTTTCAGACAATATTTTAGCTTCAATAGAATTTAAATTTACAGCATTTAGTTCATGTTTTTCAAACGCCGCGCAAGACAAAGGGAACGCCGCCTTTACAAGTGTATACATAGCTTGGGCGTATTCATGTATTTCTCTTTGTGGATGCGCCGCTGTAAGGAATGGATCATTAATTTCTGGGCTAAGCCTTAAATACATTGTGTACAAAAAGTTACGAAGGTTAAGCTTCCAAAAAGCCTCAACATAAACAGGCTCTAATCCAGTCTCAATATCAAAAACATCAAAAGAATGGTCACTAGCTGGCTGAGGATTGTTAAAAAACTCATTGGTCATATCTGCATATCTTTGACTTGCAATATTGGTTGTGGCGGTTCTATGCCGTAAAAGCTTGGCCATAGTAGCAAAAGTCATTTTTACTTTAAACTTTAACTCGCACATGTCAAACGGGGTAAAATGTTTTTGTCTAAACATATAGTCAATTAGCTTCTGGGGATCAACTTGGTCGTTACCCCAAAACTCCATAACGGCGTCAATAACCGCTTGGTCGTTACCCATTACATCTACTAATTTAACAAATCCATTTCCGTTCGATACTGTTATCATTTTATATCCACAAGTTTAGTGTGTTCATCCCCACATGTATCACCTTCCCAGCGAATAGTTACACTGGTCGGTTTAATACCTTCATCCCACTTCTCAAGACTTAAAAATGCACCACCTCTTTCTCCAACATGGAGCGCATGTGTGTCGCCACTTTTTATGGTCGGCCCTAAAATACCAAATATATCAACATTAGGTGGTATTAAATTTATTATGTTGTTTTGTTTTGTGCCAATATCGCCACCTAATAGCATTATGATGTTGTTAACTCCAGGATGACTATGGTCTGGGGATCCTGTGTGTGGTCTTACCAAATAAAGCTCGGCCTGATACTGGCCTTCTCGGTAAAGCACGTAGCTATAACTAATCTCAGTTACATAAATTGGGTCTTCTTTTGGAGGGCGCATTGGCATGCCATTAGCTTTGTACCACGCCGCAAACTCCTCAACCGTTTGCCACATTTTTTAGTTCCTCTAAGTAACCCATTGTTTTAGTAACGTCAGCATACCCATCTATGACAAGAGCTTCTGGGTAGATGCGTTTAATTAGTTTTTCTTGCAGAGGACCCACTGTTTTACCTTTCCAAGCTGCTGCAACAGTCGTTGGTATTCCAGATTTCCAGTGCTGTATTGCAAGTAACGGAAAGCCCGTTTCTTCGTTTTCAAATCGGACCCCCGCCCCGTGAGACTGGCCTTTCCTTAATACAGGGGAGACGTATGCAACATAATTATTATCACTTTCCTCTGCCAATCTAACTTTAATAACATCTACTCCAGGGTGTTCATGGAACTGAACAAGTGGTTTTGGATGAATTAAATATAATTCTACTTGAAACTGCCCGTGCCTAAACAAACAAGTTGAGGTTGCATCATCAGACATAAAAACCTCAGCACCTTTAGGAAAAATTAGAGGTAGCCCGTTTTCAAGATACCAATCACAAAAAGCACTTACATCTTCCCACGTTGTTGGTATATGTAACTTAGGTAGTTTATAAGTTTTCATTTATTTTATTCAACGCTTTTGCCAGTAGTTCAGGGGGAATTTCTGTGCCATTATCCCCTCCATCCTTACTTTTATGTTCGTACCCATGCTCATCAATATAAACACAACGGTAATGAACCCCGCGAGTTTGAGAATAATAAAGTTCAAGCGCGTTTTTCAATATACGGCTTGCGACATCATCTTTTGAAGCTAAATACTCATATTGCCCTATTAAACAATTAAAAACAATGTGTTTTTCTTCTATCATCCTAGTCCTCCATACCTGTTACCTGTTGCTGACCATGTAATAAAACCGTTTCCGCTTACAGCTAAACCACCAGCTCCACCAACTCCACCGTTTGATGCTGGTACGCCATAGTAAAGAGTACCTGGGCTACCAGAGTTACCTGTAGCGCCCCAAGAAGCCCCGCTGCCGCCATTACCGCCGTAGTGAGTTGCATCAAGTACTACACCAGCACCACCGCCGCCACCGCCGCCAGATGTTCCAGAGCCACCAGCATTAACCCCAGTACCCCCTGCTGAATTTGCTAGACCTGTTCTTCCACCGCCGCCGCCACCACCGCTAAGAACTTGGTACGCACCACCAAAACCTTGTCCACCGCCACCGCCACCACCGCCGCCACCGCCAATATCTGAATTATTTTGAATGGTTACAGAAGTTCCAACAGCCAAGCCAGTTCCACCGCCACCACCAGCGCCGCCAGGGTTAGCAGCAGCTCCACCACCACCACCCATACCGATAACATATCCGTTGTTAACAAAAGTTACGCCACCAGGCCATGAACCATCAATAGTTAACGCAGCCACACCTGTGTTTGATGAGTAAATCCAATAACCACCTGCTAACGTAATAGTAGCTGCAGAACTACCGTTCCAACCGTTAGCTAACGCCCAAGAGCGCAAGTTTAACTGGTCTTGGTTGCTAGAAATGGTGGCATTAAATGATGGTGAAGTAGCCTGTGTGCCGTAAAAGTCGCTAAAATTGATTGCACCTGAAGAGAACGTAAAAGGACCACCACTTGATGTGTAGTAAGTAGTCCCTCGGTATGCGTTTAAGTTGTTTCCTCTACCAAACTCAGCATTAATCTGAGCCATGGTTAGCGGTCCTGATGAAGGTAGTGCCATTATCTAGCCTTTAACAGTTCAATTTCTTTCTTAAGCTCAACAACTTGTTTTGCCAATTCAATAGCAGCTACTAGCGCGGCGTTACCGTATGCAAGTGATAATGTTTCATCACCTATAACAGTTTCGGGTAACAACTTTTGCATATCTTGGGCTGATGCACCTGCCTGTCTTTCACCAGAATCAATACGAGTATACGTACCTGACTTGACCTTGGCAAGACGCTCAACAAAATCAGAACCTACGCTAGACCAATCTTTCTTTAAACGCTCATCTGAATAGGCTGTTACGTTACCGCCAGCAGTAAAGTTATTACTTGTATCTGTAGTAAACCGCATGCCACCAACACTGTCATACAGACCTATTACATCATCGCTATCTCTACCAAAAAAGTAAACATTTCGTCCTGTAAAATTCCAAGTAATCGTTCTTTCTGATCCTGCAGCATTTAGAGATAAACTTTGTATTGTATAGCTATTACCCGTGTTTAAAGCATTGGCTGTAGTAGCTGTAGTAGCGTTAGTAGCGTTAGTAGCGTTAGTAACGGCTGTTGATCCAATCTGACTAACAATGTCAGCTGCTGAAGCAATACTTACGGTATTAGCCGCACTACGGTTTAGCAAGCCATTTGTAGATAGAGCCGCCACAGAAGCCAACTGAAGACTATATGCCTGTACATCTGTACCAATTGTTAAACCTAAGTTAGTACGTGCATTGGTTGTGTTAGTTGCTCCAGTACCACCATAAGCTACAGCAATTGCGTTAGCTGTCCAAGCACCCGTAGCAATCGTACCTACGCCCGTAATACCTGTATAAGAACCAGTTAGACGACCTGATGGTAGCGTACCAGACGTAATATTAGATGCGTTAGCTGTATCTGTTGTTGCTGAAGGAGCTAAACCTGTAATATCCCCTGCTGCTGGCTGCGCCCAACTCGGTGCTAATCCAGCTGTGCCTGTACCAGTTTGGCTTAAGAACTTCTTAGTAGTTGTAGTGTTTGGTGTTACTTTATCTAGCTGTGTAGAGGTGTTTGCATAAAGCATTTCACCCTGCGTGTAACTAGAAATACCTGTACCACCATTTGTAGGGCCTAATGTACCTGAAATAGCTGCGGCTTGGTCAAGGGCAACAGCGTTCCACTCAACGTTAGTACCACCAGCATTAACCCTTAATGATTTGTACCCAGCACCTATTGCTAACTTAGACCATGTATTAGTGGCTGAACCATATAGCAAGTCACCTGTAGCAACTGTGTTAGCACCTGTACCACCTAATGTTGCTGGTACTGTAGTTAAGGATATAACCTGACCCGTAACGTTGATTGGGCTTGTGCCTGTATAAGCAGCTGGCTGAGAGAAAAGTTCAAAATGAAGCGGAGTTGTACCTACTGTTACGGTGCCTACTTGTGAAAAAATCCAAGAAGAACCAATATTTGTACTTCCAGAGGTTACGTAAACGTAGGCGTTTGTAGATATATTACCAGGGGTATAAGTATTAAAATCTGTTGCGCGTGTTAAAACCCATGGCGCACTACCGCTACCAGATTCGGTTACAACATATATACCGTTATATTGGGAGCTAACTTCATTTTTTATAAGAACACGTATGCCGTTATCTGTTGGAGATACAAGAGTTACACCGTCTATAACCAATGCTGCGTTAGCGTTTGCTGTAAGTGTTGCGCCAACTCCACTAGTACCATTGTTGTAAGTTGGAGAATTAGGTAGGGCGGCTGCTGTAGCATAAACAGCTGAGTCGTGAACAATAAAGCCAGTAGAAACCGCGCTATCAACGTATTGTTTTGTAGAAGCCTGTAAAGCAAGCGTAGGATCTGCGTTTAAAAGAACTGTTGAGCCAAAAGTAGCAGCACCATTAGATGTAAATGTGCCAGGTATCGCAACGTTGCCTTTAAAAGAAGTACTTAAATCCGAACCAAATGTTACTACGGCACTGTTTACGTTCACACCACCAGCAAAAATTGTTACGTTATTTGTGGCTGAACCAACAAGCAATACGCCGCCATCGTTATATAGATAACTTGAATTTGGAGAAAAAATTGGATACGCTGCTTCTGTATAGTTTGAGCTACAAATACCCATGTCAATAAAGTTATTTGTACCATCACCAATATCGTTATAAGCAACAATATCTGTAGAGGCGTTAGAGGAATCGTTTAAGTTCTGTACATATAACTGAGCAAAACTAGGTTCATTAGCGTAAAACTCACCTAAAGACGCGCCAAAGCTTGTGTAAGTGGTAACGTTAGCACCAACAACTGTAATTGGGCCTTGACGTAGAACAGTGGTGCCATTGGCTTCTTCAAAGACAGCGCGCTCAGATGGGTAAGTAACAAACACATCTTTTGAACCAGCACTAAAGTTAACTAGCGCGCCAGCAGAAGAAGATGAGTAAACAGTATCTCGACTTAGTTGGTCAGGCGCTGTAAACGTACCTACACCAACTTCCCATTGGGATGTACCTTGGCCAGCAATACAGTAATACACCGTTGATCCCGTAGGGATGGCAGTGTTAAATGATTGAAATCCAACAACCGCACCTAATAGCGTGGCTGTACCTGTGCTGGTTACACTTGTAACCTCTTTAACGCGGTCTTTTAGTACAAGAGCCATGTCAGGCTCCTATTAAGCGATGCGAATGATAGCTGTTGTGTTCGTAGCAGCTGGGAACTGAACAGTAAAATCACCGTCAGTAGATGTCTTGTCGCTACCAAAGTCCAACACAGCAACCGCAGAATTACTTTGGCTGTTGTTGTAAATCAAAGCGCCACGAGCTGTGATTGTTGCTGAAGACCATGTAGTGTCTGCAAAGTCAATGTAAGCTGTTGTACCTGAGCCACCATTAGTCGGGGTTGTAGTCACCGATAAAGTGTTACCACCAGCACTGTAGTTACCAGTAGAGGCTACTTCACCAGAGGTTGTGTACGCAGTTGTGTTGGCATCTAAAGTTGCTGAGTTTGTATACAAAGCAATCTTAAACGTGTTAGCTGAAAAGTTTTGCAAGCCATTCAAAAGTTGAATCTTGAAAGACGTTGGCATGTAGTTACCTGTAAAGGCCATTTTTTACTCCTATTTATAACTTGTTGTACTGCAAACTGGTTTGTCCAGCGCGATAAGCATCGTTTCTCTCTAAGCCATCGCCAAGACGCTTTAACTGCCCTAATGCTTCATTATACTTTGCTTCGATGTTAGCAATCATATCAGGTTCACCACGCATGTAAATATACGCTTCTCTTAATGCGCCGTAAAGTAATACTGGATCATAATTATCACCCAACCAACTAGTGCCAGCGGTAACAATTGATTCTGGATAGAAGAAGTAATGAAGCTCTATTGTCAAATTAGCATTTGGTGTTGGGCCGAGCATAAAAGACAATTCTGTAGGGTTAGCTGATCTAGGGCCAAACAAAGCATAGTATTTAGGGGTTCCAGTAGCTGTAGGAGCTGGATAAGCCTGGCGAATAAAGTTAACGTCTTTATTTAAAAGGTATTCATACTCACCGTTGGCTTGAATAACAGCCATAGAAAATACTGAAAGAAAATCCGTAGGGCAGGCTAGATATGTATTATTAGTAGTACAAACACCCGTCACGTTTTTACGCAAAGAAGGTAGTTGTACACTGTTGTATATACGGTCTTCAGCCTGTTGAACAAACGTAGCTATCTGCTGGGCAGACGTCAAATTACCAGCCGAAGCTGGGAAATCGTTTTCAGCGTACGCTTGGATTCTAGCGGATAACTCTGTGTAATTCATTAGGCCATCGGTCCACGTGCTTTAGTGCCTTTAGTAGCGCAGCCAGTGCCACGAATCTTCATTTCGCCATGTTTATTAATAACATCATTGGTTTTTTTAGTATACCCACCAACAGACATATTAACTTGGTCAACACCATTACCTGGTTTAGTAACCACGTCTTTTAGGTTTTTCATCTTTTTACCATCCATAGTATGTGGCTCCGCATAAACTTTGGCAGGTCCTACTTCTTTCCCGCCTTTTTTCATTGAATATTTAGCCATGATTAGCCTCGTTTTTGAGCAGCAACTTTAGCCAGGCCACGACCCATAGTCTTCATATCAATGTTGCGTTTACCGCCACCTGAAGTTTTTGTGCCTTTTCCGTGCAAAGCTGCTACTGTAGGGCCTGAATCACCAAGGTTTTTACCTTTGGTTTTGCCCTGTTTAGTGATACCGTCTGCGCCTTTTTTAAACATGATTTACTCCTAATTAGTAATTACTGTTACTGTACCAAGTTGTACACTTGCAATCAAGTTATTTGGCGTTAATTCCGTATCAAACAGCCTTGATCCACCTACAGGGTTCCAACCCCACTGAAAAATTCTACTACCACCCGATGGGTCACCTTCTGCACCTACTCCAGATACTTGATAACTGGTATCAGGTCTAGGATTTCTTAAAGCCTGAGGGTCATCAACTGGATACATACCTAAAGATAGCTGAGGCTGATCTGGCTCCCAACATTCAGGACAAACAAGAATATTCTTTACCTGCTGTTTAATAACCAATTTTTTTAGTTGCTTAAGCTTATATCTTTGACCACAGCGGTCACATTCTGCAATCGCATACTTACCAGATGCAAAACGATTAGGCATAGAATAAGTTCCTTGGCACAAAACGAATTGGAGCTTTTTCCCTGTCTTCGTCTGCGGCTAAAGTAAATTGTTGCTCATAGTCTGTTTTGAGCATCAATACACGGTCTGGAGACACTTCAGGCTTCTTCATAGAAATGTAGTAAGCCAAACCAGCTACCATGCAAGGAATAAATCTAAATGGAATATCCTGATCAGTAACGCCTGTTCCAGCATCCTGAACCCTGCGCATACGCCAGTAAACGAATGTATATCCACCGCCTGCATTAGGGGATGGCCATACGTTAATAGATGGTACGTTAGAGATAGTCACAATAGCACCAGCCGTATGTGCTGCTGGAATAGTGCCTTGTTGACCACGACCTAGGTTAGTCAACACGCCAGATGTTCCAGCCGTGCTGTTTAATGTCAAAGTGTTATAACTGATCAACTCATTATCCAGCTTGATAAAACCCGCAGCTGGTAACACTGTTACATCAGATAAGCTGATTGAACTGTCTGTGGCTGTAATAGTTGTAGACAGGGTTGAAGCTGTTACGCTTGATTGACCTGATTGACGGTTAATCCATACTTGGATAGGGCGGCCAGTAGTCAACTTATTTGGAATAGTTGAGTAAGTAGACTCGCTAATACGGCTGATATTGATGTCAATCTGGTTAGATGAACTACCGCTATTTTGACGTATAACCTGGTCTAGAAGGTCAATCGTGTTGTTAGGTAGGGCATAGATAGCCTGACCCGTATTCATCGTAATCTGGCCCTGTTCTACGGTCCACAAATTGATGCCACGGTTAGCCCACTCTACAGTAAGTAGGTTTAATGATCGTCTGGCCGTTTTAAAGTCGTAACCAGTACGTAGTTCAAGACCACAACGCTCAAACGCCTCTTCGATTAAATCGTTTAGGTCTAGATTAAATGCTGTGGTTCCTGATGTTGTCATTTCTTAGCTGTCCTTGCTGACTTAATAAAGTCTGCTTTAGTTGGTGCGCCTTTGGCACCTGGTTTTCTCATTTTCTCACCAGATCCCTCAGCTATGCGTTTTTTCTTCGCATGGATATTGGCATATAGGCCAACCTTGCCACCTTCAGCAAATTGCGTAAAGTCGGTGTCATCACGTCTGGCTTTCTTTTTACCGCCAGGCATCTTGCTTGTCATTACAGCGCCCATACCACGAGAAGGTCTCATGCTTTTGTCTTTCCACGAATTGCGCAACCATCTGCGCGTGATGAAGCGGATTTAACTTTACCGCCGCTTTTCAATGCTTTGTAACCTTCCATGCCACCAAAAGGTTTGCTAACAGTAGAACGATATTCATTCATAGCAGCTGCGGCTTTTTGTTCTTTAGCCATTGCAGCTTGAGCCTGGGCTTCTCTTTCAGCAGCTTCTCTAACTTTGGCTTCATCTTTTTCTTGGGCGTTACTGGCAATCATTCTTGAGCCAATACCCAACAAACCTTTGTCAGCCATTTTACCAAATGCCCCCTTGCCAGAAATTACTCCAGCAGCTGGGCTAATGTCACCTAGCTTAAGTCCCATAATTACACCATTCTTCCTTTGGTTTTGCCACGAATTGCACAGCCATCAGCCTTTTTCACATAGCCACCTTTACGGAAACCAGCGTTCTGATAAGCCTCGCCTTCACGAGCAGACTCTGAAACAGAATCACGCATCTTCTTGCCAGCCTTTTGATCATCACGTGCTGATTTAGCCATGGTTGTTGAAATCTTAGATAGAAAGTCTTTTTCACCTTCAATGCCACGAACCATAAGTTCACGTGACTTATCTAGTTTCTCAACCTCTTTAACTGATGGTTTGCGATAGTTAGCCATAATTAGCACTTACCGCCGTAAGCCATTTTAACCATTTTGCCTTTTGTATGACCTTTAGATACGCAACCGTCTGCACGTGTTACGCCACCTTTAGCCATTTTGTGCATGCGCTTCTCATGACCTTTTACAGCCTTTTCAGCTTCTGCTTTCATCATTGGTTTGTCTTTTGCCATATCTGAATGTTTCATATCACCACCTTTGGAAAAACCTCTAAATTTAGTAAGGCTCGCATTTGGCATTTGTAACATGCCAGCACGAGTTTTTGTCTTGTTAATACCAGCTCTCATAGGGTTGGTTGTGCCACCCTTACGGAACTTCTTGCCTTTGTCAGCATCCATAAACTCTTCTCCTACTGTTTTTGGAACGCCTACCTTTTTGGCAAACTTTGGGTTATTAGCCACAGCAGCCATAAAATTGTGTTGCTTTTTACTAGTTGATGGCACTTCGTTGTCCTTTTATAAAGTCGTCCAACTTAGCTTCCATGCGATCTATTCTATCTAAAACACGGTTGATGTCGTTATGAACATCTGCCTTGGTCACGTACTCCTTAGCAATTTCTTCACGAGTTCTGTTTAAGAGAATTTGAATACGGTTTAACTCAATTGACTTTTCTTTTAAAAAGAACGCCAACATACCCAATAGGGTTGTCAGCACTAAGTTCCAGATTAACATTTCCATCGTTTTAGACTCGCTGCTTTACGAGTAGGTTGACCCTTCTCATCCTTCATTGGACCAGGCATACCAGACATACGCGCGCAAAATGACTTCTTACGTGCGCCACCTTCTGGCTGTGGAGCCTTTAAGTTTGATCCAGTAGCTTTGTTGTATTTAGCACGGCCTTTAGCAGTAAGACCAGCCCCTTTTGAGACTGGTAACTTCTCACCACGACCTATAGCTAGAGATACACCCTTTTTCTTAGCCATAAAACGTTGTTACCGCTGCGTTAGCTGGTAATACTACATATACACCAAGATCAAAACGAATACCTTCACCTGGTATCAATGTAGAAATAACAGCGGTATTTGTAGTAACATTTAATGTTAAACGTTCTGTGCCAGTAGCGGAATTAGCTGAGGTATCCCAAAACTGAATCTCACCAGCCGTTCCACCAGAAGCTACTTGATAGCCTTTAATTCGAACGGGACCAGTAATAATTTTAGCACTTGCATCTGTGTGTGCTGCTTTTACGTCATATTGCATTGCCATAATTAATCTCCTAAATTGTAAGCGGGGCCAAAGCCCCTAGATTAATTAAGCTGTTAAGTTATTAGCTTGCAAGTAAATAACAGTCACAGTAGCTGCACCGTTAGCGCCGTTTCCATCAGTAGCAGTGAAATATGCGTTAACTTGGATGTCTGTTGAACCAACATCTGTACCAACAGTTTCAATTGTGCCACGAGTTGTAGCTAATGATTTAACTGAAGTTGATGGAACAAAAGCATTTGTGTTGCCAGTGATACCAACGGTAACCGCCGCTGCGTTTGAGTCATCGTTAACCGTAGTTACGTTTAGGATGCAATCAACGATTTGTGAGTTAGCTGGGATTGTAGCTACAACAGTGTTAGCAGATGCGCCAATAATGTCAATAACAGCTGATTGGGCCATTAGAACTTGACCGATGTTACGTACGTTTGTACCAACAGTAGTACCAGTTGTGTTAGGGATGTTACCAGCGCGAATTGGGCCGCTGAATGTAGTATTAGCCATTTTGAGTCCTTATATACAAGTTAGCCTATTAGTCGGTATATCGTCTGCTGGGGCAGTCTAATAAGCTGGTTTCCCAGTTTCAGTAATCTTACTCTAATTTTAAGAAGTTGCAACTATTTTAAAGAACATTTGCGTTTGATTTTGCGTAGGACCATAAGGATCGCAGAAGTTACCCAAATGACCTGACATCATGTACATGTTAAGCATCATTCTTAGTTCTACAAAGTCGCTATCGTCAAAACACAAAACAGCGCCATTGTTAGCATACTTAATAACATTCTGTAAGTCTTGTTCTGCCACATCTAACCCATGGCCGCCGTCAATAATATAGCCAGTTAGGCTCTTGTTGGACTGCAATACTTCTGGTAATACAACTGTTGAGTCACCTTTAACTAGTGTAATTCTGTCTTCAAATATAGTTTTTAGGTACTGAAAACATGGTTCTGTGTATTGATGTTCGCATATATCAACACATGTAAGTTTTAGTTCTGGGTTAGCCGTTAGCATTAGTAGCGCACTAAATCCTGAGTTAAAGCCAATCTCAACAATCTCTTTATGGGCCATAGCAAATATAGCTAAAGCGGCGCGTTTAGGAAAAAACTTCTCTACTAGCTGGCTTCGATGTGGGTCTAAATGCTCGTAGAAAATGTTGCCCTCTAGTGGCTCACCTACGTCATTAATAATTTTGTTTAGTGTTTTTAAATTGTGATCGTACTGTGTAAACAGTGGTTCTTTTTCTGCTAGAAATATTGGAATTAAACTTGCGTTTGGGAAGTTCATGTAATTCTCCTGAAATAAAAAAGGGGTCCGAAGACCCCTCTTTTTACCACAAAGTGCAAGCTATTAAGCTGAACCTTGTGAACCGAACATACCCAATGGATCTGAGAAACCGAATGAATAACGCTCACGAGCCTTGTAACGTACGTTACCAGTATCGAAGTCGCCGTCCATGCCAGTTGACATTGGTGTACGTACGAAGTGCTTCATGCCGTTAGGTACATCAGTACACAAGAACCATGCGTTGTTATCTGTCAAGTAGTTGTTTACTGTATAACCACCTGGGATAGAACCGTTGTTCTTAATTGCGTTGATGTCGTTATCGGCTGTGCCAACACGCAATTCAGTTTCAAGCAAACGAGTTGCAACGAACTGTAATGATGGTGGAACAATTAGCTTAGTAGGTTTAGCAGCGATCAAAAGACCACGCTCGTCTGTCCAAGCAGCGATTTGAATAACAGCATTTTCCAATGATGTTTCGTTCAAGTCAGCTTGAGTAGCTGGCGTGTTGCTGTTTACACCACCTGAAACTAGCGGATGTGCTGTAGAGAACAATGCTTGACCATCACCACCAGCAAAGGCGCTGTTAAAGCCGTTGTTCAATACGTTAGCAGCTTTTACTTGCTTTGTGTAAGCCATAGCACGAGCTAGAGCCTTTGTATAACGACCTGATAGGCTGTCATACAAGTTATCTTCAATAGCTTCTTCAGTTAAGCTGAAGCCAAGAGCGATAGTCTCGTGTGTATAGCGAGCTGTAAAAGCTTCCTGTGCGTTGTCATATGCCAATGCAGAACCTTCGTTCTTTACTGGTGCGGCTGAGAAGCCTGACAACTTAGTTTCTTCTTCGAACGAACGCTCAGAAGTCTCTGTATCGTAGATTTCTTTGTGTTGTTCACCGTATGTTGCGTACTCAAGTCCGAACAATGCGTTCAATCCTGGTAGTAACTCTTTTAAGAGTTGTGCGCGTGAAATAGCCATTATCTAGCTCCTTATGCGAAGTCAACGCCGCCAGCAGCGGATGTCAACTGAGGGTTAGTCAAAACAACAATAACTTCGCAGAAGTTTGTTGCGTTAATAGCTGTTTCTGGAACAACTGCAATTACCTTAACAGGCAATGTAGTAGCGTTACCAGCACCAACTGATGGTGCCACAACACCGTTACCAGAGTTACCAGTAGTTGTTGAGCCAGCTTCCTGGTCTACAACTAAGTTAACGCCGATAGCTTTAGTAGTTGTTGAAGACATCACGCCTGAACCGTTAGTTACAGCTACTTTGTAAGCAGCGTTTTCATCAACTACCACATAAGCGATAGCAGAAGAAGCAGCAGCGTTACCTGGGTAATACTGTGACTGAACTGTCTGACCTTGGGTGTTTACATACTGGCAGCCTACAAATACACCAGCTGTCATGTTTGCTTGGTTAGCAACTGTTAGAGCTGAAGTAGTTGTTACTGTTGATTTAACTGCGCCGTCATTGATTAGAACTAAGTCACCGTTAAAAATGGTAGTTGTTACTGATTTGATACCGTATTGGGTAGTCGCACCAGCGTATGGCATGCCATCTTGACGATTAACAGGTCTAAAACCGTATGGAGCGCTTACTGTTGGATAAGCCATTTAAATACTCCTAATTAATAAAAAGTTAACTATTACCTTTACCAAAACTTACCGAAGATTTACGCTCAGTAAAGAGGGGCATCCTTGGGTCATTCTGGCGCATAAAGCTATTGTCTACAGCTCTCGTTTGAGAATCAGTTAAATTTTGGTAATGTGCATTACGCTGATCAACCAATTCTGTAGGAGTTTTGCATAACAACAACCCACCGATCTCAATGTTGTCTTTAAAACGACTATTGGGATCCATTAACAGTCCAAACTTCGGTTGCTCTTCGATTCTTACTGGCTCCCAACCTTCTCTTATTTTGGAAGATAAGTTGCGTGGGTCAGCTTGACCGTTAGTAGCTACACGAATCCATCTGTAAGAAAAGCCAGCCTGTTTATCTGGTTCAGGTAACAACTCAGGCGCCTGCCACTGTTTAGGACGTTCTGCTTGAGTTCTTGTTGCCACTTCTCTTGGTGTTCTTGAATTTTCAGCCATTTTGGGACTCCAATTTAGTTAGTTCACGAGCATACTGCTCTGGGGTAAGTTTGAATTTCTTAGCCAAATTAAGTTGTCTTTGAGTCAAAGTAATCTTTTTTGGGGATGTACTTCTGGTCGCTGGAGCAACAACAGTGCTTGGTTTACTAACCTTAGCAGTGTTTTTGGACACTGGGTTTTCAGAGGTTTTGGACTCTGATTGGTCCTCAAATCTCTCTGGGAACCGTCTACGCATTTCTGCGTCAATTGTAGCAAAGTAGTTTTCTGAGCCTACTGGCACACCTTCTACTTGCAATCTTCTATGAACACCCATTGCTAGGTAGCTCATATCTTGATCAACACCGTACCAGCTGTTTTTGTCCAGCCATGCTTGGGTTTTTGGATCCAAACGTTGCGGTTGTTGACTTTGTACATCAACTTCTTCTTCTTGTAAAGAGGTTTCGTACTGATTTTTGTCACTTTCTACTTTAGCGGCCTTGAACTTAACTTCCGTTAAACGTTCTTGTGCATCAGCCAAGCGGTCAGAGTCGCCAGAATCATAGGCGTCTTTGAATTCTTTTTTAGCATCAGCCAGCTCTCGCTCAATCTTTTCTTGGCTATTGGAGATTAATGTTTTCTCTCCTTCAGACAAGCGACCTTTGAGCTTTTTGTTCTCTTCCACAAGTAACTGTGCTACTCGAATAGCCTCTGCCTGATCAGCAGTTGCGGCTTCTTTAGCACGGCGTTCATCGTTCCAAACCTTTTTGAGTTGCTTTAAGCGCATCTTAGCTTTTTCGGAATACTCCTCAAGCTCGTCTTGCTCAAGCTCATCAACGATGTCTTTTGGCATAGGTGCTGCATTAGCACGGTCAGCCTCTGGCGTATCGTCAACAATCTCTATTTCTACCTCATCTTCAGAGACTATTTGAACCTTTTTTTCAGCTTCAATCTCGTCTGGAAACTTAAATTCTTCCATATATTCAGACATGTTTACTCCTTACACTCGTGTGATGCCGCGTGGGTCTTCTACAATACCCTCTACGGAATCATCATTGATTAATCGGAACTCGCGTCCGTGAATCTTTAAACGTGTACCAGAGTTTGGTCTGGCCAGAATAAAATCACCGACTTTGCACCACGGGCCATTAGGAAAACGTGCTTTATCCGTGTAGCAGTCTGGTCCGAGCTTCACAACAAAGAACACTGTAGAAAGAATTTCTTCAAAGTGCATTGTTGAGTCTGCCTTCAATAAGCCACTTTCATATTCCTTTTCTTGATCAGGAATAGCGCACAGGATGCGGTAGCCAACAGGTTCAGGGAGTTGCTTTGCTTTTTCTTCTGCTGTTTGAGGCAGGGTTGTTACTGCATTTACATCATCGGGGTTTGAGCCGATAAGGATTTCACTCATCCGAGTTCTCCATTCTTTGTTTGAGGTCTATGATGGTTAAACATGCAGCTTCAAGACCTCGTAACTGGCCACATGTGTACTTATACTCCTCGTAAGACTGACAGTTCCCAGCAGCTAATGCGTTTTTGAGCATTTCAATGCGTTCTCTGTTGTGGTCTAAGAGGTAGTCAAGATTTGAGTCAATCATTCTTTACCCTTTTTGACAGGTTGTTTTTGACCTTGTGCTAATTCCTTGCCAATCTTGAATCCCTCAATTTGTTTTTTAAACTCAAGTTCTTCACGATCAACAGCGGTTTTAGCGCCAATTTGCATACCAGCAATACGTTCTTGCGATTCAATGCGCTCTTTCTCAACCTTGATCTGGTCAGCTTTGGCTGCTGCATCAAGGACGTCTTTCTGCTTCTTACGCAATAACTCTTGCTCTTCAAGCTGTTGTTCTTTGATTTGCATCTGAATAACAGGATCTTGAGCTGCTTGCTGGGCTTGCTGTGCTGCCACCTCAGTCTTGTTGCGGTTGAGCAACATGTCAGAGGCTTGAGCTGCCATTTGAGAAATACGGACTTCAAGATCTTTTGGAATCTCGTTTTCGTCTTCTGCATCTGGCAATGGAACGCCAATAAGTTGTTCCATTTGTTTCTTATATTCAAAGCCTAAGTGTTCGTTAATGTGCGCCATGGCTGCTGCTTGGATAGCCTGCGCATTTGGGTTTTGACCAATTAACTGACCAATCTTAGGATCTTGAATTGCGTTCATATGAACTTGGATATGAGCCTGATGATCTTGGTAGTAGAACGCCTTGACTGGCTTCATATTGATGATGTTCATATTCTCTGTAATTGGGTCTTCTGGCTTCTTGTCTTCTTCTAGCTTGACAAGCTTCTCAGCGTTTTTAATACCCAATACTTCTAACATTTGACGGTGCAACTTAGCTAAGTTGTATAGCTGTGGCGCTTGCTGGGCTAACTGTAGAACCGCCTGATACTGGACAACCTTCTGTGACATTGTTGCAGCATTAGGATCTGACACAGGGATAACGTCCACATTGTCGTAATCAGACTGCTTGGCAAGACGGCTACCTTCTGATGGTTGATAGCTGTATTCTTCTGGCGTGTAGTCACGGATGATTCCTTTTAATAGCTTTAACTCTTGTTTCATTGAGTAATGAACACGGGCTTGAACCGCTGACATTACCTTCAAGGTACGCTCTAGGATGGCTAATGTTGTACCAACTGGTGAGTTGGCTGACATATCGCTGATCTTCAGGTCGGCTGCGGATGCAAAGCGGCGTCCTTCATCCACAATGGTATTCATCAAGCTATAAAGAACTTGGCTTGGCTCTTTGTATGGAAGAGGCAATAAGTTATCTTTTAATGTGCCAGATGGAACGTCTACATCTCGGAATTCGCCTGGGGCAATTGGTGTATCGTCACCTTTAACACGCATACCACGGGTTTTAAAGCCGCCTGGTAGGTTACTTAGTGTGCCAGCATCAACCAATTGACGGATGATAGATGTGCCTGACTTAGCAAATGCGCCAATAAGATGGATAAGACCAAAACAGTAGAAACCAAAGCCAGGTACATAGCCGTAATGTACAAAATGTTGGCGTTTTTGCTTGGTTGAGTCATCTGGGTTCCAGTTTCTGCGAATGGCTAGTACGTTTTGCGTACCTTTTTCAATGGTCACTACGTATGGAAGAGCAATGCCTGTTGGCTCGCCGTCTTCATCTACATCTTCGTAGCCTGGTAAGTCCAAGTCTACGTGCATTTCTAATAACTTAAAGCGATCATCCGTTGTGGCACGGAATCCCATTTTTCTTGCAATTTCTTTCTCCACTTCATCCATTGTCATGACTGGATCGCCCAGTTCTATGTCACGGTAGAAACCAGCCACTTGTAAACGGCGCAATTCATTGCCAGTTTTACGCATTACATGCGTTACACGCTCGGCTGTTTCTAGACTCGATGCTCCGTAAGGAACAATGATGTCTTCAGCAGGTACATAAATTGAGACCTGGCGCTCAATATGTGGATCGTAATAGACTTTCTTAAATGCGTTACCTGATAAACCAAGTCCCCAGACCATGCGCTCGTGTTCTGGGCGGTATTCTGGCATCACATCTGTGATTTGGTAGTTCATGTCGGCTTGAACTCGTTTGGCAGCATCCATTTTTTCTGGAGTTTCTTTGCCAATAATCACTGTTTTTACTGGGCCACTGGCTGGAAGCGTTTCCATCACAGTTTCCGCTTGGAATTTAACTAAAGCTTCTGACAATAGTGGGTGATAAACGCCACAAGCGCCTTCCCATGGCTCAGTTCTTTCTTCAATCTTCATACCTAGCAGCTCTAAACCGTCAACATAGGTCTGAATCCAGTCTTTTCTGGCACTGATGTCTGAGTCAACATCCCCAATTAAGTCATTGGCTAGGCTTGATAGGGTATTTTCATCAATCTCTTCAGCTAAGTTCTTGCTGAATTCATCTTCTTCTTCGCGGATCTCAATCTCTAAACCGTCAATAGCAATATTCACTGCCTCTGGGTCTTCAATTTCAATCTCAATGGCTGGTTCAGCATCGTTGATAGCCTCTAAACCCTGAGGGAGTTCGTATAAACTTTTTTCTATTGACATATCTATCCTTAGTAATATGCTACTTTGCGTCTAAAGTAAACAGGATCGTCTACTTCATCCGTTTGTAATCTTAAAAAGCCGCCTTTTCTAAAGCGTATCAGGGCTTGAGTCGCAGAGTCAACCAAGTCATCGTGATCCGAATTAGGAAATGCAGCCATCTCTTCCATCACCTCTTCTGCCCATCGCGTACGAGGACACCATATCTTGCCAGAAGCAAACAAGTCTGATACGGAGTTTACTCTCGAAATCTTATCATTACCACGGGTTGGTGTAAATTCTTGTACAGGAATACCCATCCTTCTTAATTCAAAAACTAGCGGCGCACCAGAGGCTTTTGCCTCAACAATGAACGCATCGGGTTCCCATTCACGGTACATTTGCAAAGCTCGTTCTTTTAATTCAGGAAACTCTAGCCGTTCTTTATAAGCATCCAAAAGGATCACGTTCACATCGTCTGGATTCTCATCTTTATAAAAGACTCCCCATGTCGTGCAAGCAGAATAGTCTGACCGTTCATTCTTAGTAAACGCTGTGTCCCATGACTGGATAATAAATTCGCATGGTGGGGGCGTCTCATGTTCCCATTCCTTCCACCACTCGCGTTTAACAATCGCACCCGCTTCAGATGTCGGTTGCTGCTGGTACTGCGCAGACCATTTTGAAACGGGAAGTTCGTTACGTAATTTAACCAACTCTTCATACGACCAAAACTCTGGCCATAAAGGTTTCTCGCTCGGTAAAATGGCTGGTAAATCAATTTGCTCCCATTCATCTCCATCCCTTTCAATCGCGCTTTGTAAAATCCTGCCCGTTAAATCTCGTTTACCCCAACGAGTCATAACGATCACAATTGCACCGCCTGGTTGCAAACGTTGGCGTGGACCAGATGAATACCATTCATAAACCTTGTCGTACACCTCAGGGTTACTAGCTGCTAAGGCTGCCTCTTGCTCCGAGTGCGGATCGTCAATAACCAATAAATCAGCACCTTTACCTGTAACAGTACCGCCAACACCAATAGCAAAATACTCACCGTTCCCGCTAGTAGACCAACGACCAGCAGCTTTACTATCAGACCTAAGATTGACATTTGGAAACACCTTTGAATAAACATCACCATCCACCAAGTTACGTACCTTACGACCAAAGCCAACCGCTAGTTCGGCTGTGTTAGAACACTGAATGATCTTCTTATTAGGGAATCTACCTAGGAACCAAGCTGGCAATAAATACGAGGCAAACTCTGACTTTGTGTGTCGCGGAGGCATATTAATGATCAGCCGCTTAATCTTCCCAGCTGCTATGTCCTCAAACTTCTTAGCCATCAAAGCGTGATGCCTGCCATGAATGAACCCAGGCCACATGACCTTAACAAAGTCCATAAAACTGACTTGCGCTTTTTCCCTGGTCACAGCATCTGAATACGCCTGTGCCATTGCAAGTAAAGACTCACGCTCGCCCTCAGGCAGCTTATCTATGAGTTCTTCTAATTTACTCAATTGTTCTCACCCTTAAACCCGCAGGCCGAATCGATCGCGCTCTTCTAGGCACTCCCTTACATACTCCAATCTCAACGAGTAATTTCATTTTTCTAGCCACATTGCTACGACTCTTCTCGCCCGTTACCCGCATAACGTCATCAATGCTAGGACCAAACCCAAAGGTCTTCCACCACTCATCTATCACAATAAAGATCTCTTTCTGGGCGGGTGTCATCTATTTGCCTCGTACCACTTAATCTTGTCCTCAAATGTCAACTTATCAAACTTAATAAAAACATTCCTTATAAACCTTTGCCATTGCTTCCTAGCTAACTCTGCCTCAGGTGTGTGCTTACTCACTCTGGATACCTCTTCGTCATGATCATCACCGCCTCATCGCGCAATAACATTGTTAATAACTTCTGCTTCTCTTCTTCCGTCATCGACTGGATCGCCAACAACATTTCTTCATATGTCCAAATTTTCATATACCCCCCTATGCCTTTTCTACCCAAAAAGTGACGGGGGGTGTTTCTGTAGCGCTATTACCCTCGTCCTGGGAAATTTTTATACCCCCCTCCCCCACTCTAACAGATGTTAGAGTTGCAGGGTCTTGATTTTGAAGGGAAATTTCTAAAGTTGGTGATTGAGTGAGTGGATTACTATGCAATGAGGCCACTGTGCAATCGTCAAATTTTGGGGGTGATACCCCTGTCGGTGCGGAGAAATCGCCATCGGAAACCCCTACGCCACCCACATCAATCGCATCTACATCCATAACACCATCATCTGATACATTAACTGGGCTTGCATCATCATTAACCTGTGCTTCGCCAGTCAACTCTGCCAGTAATGACTCCGCAGAATACTCAGCAATCTTTTTATCCCCACTAGAATTCATAGCCAGTGATAACGATTTGATTAGCTTCTCTCGCATGGCTTCGCTACTGTCTGTCTTGATATGCTCTACTCGATTGGTGAAGAGTGATACCTCTGTTATCTTGCCAAGCAACTCCAGTGCCTTCAACTGTTGTGCGTGTGGGACATCATCATCCAATGTCTTTTGAGTTAACTTATGGATTATGTGCATCCTCAAGTGAGCAGGCGTTTGATATTTATTCGCTTCCATTGCCACCTTGAAGGCATCTACTTGGGTTTGTATTGCGTCATTCTTTAATAGCTTCTGCCCATTGCGTGATTGTGTGTGTGGTTTGCCTGTTGAGTTATGACTATTCCTGTATGCCTGAGCCTTGCTCTCGCCCTTGGCTATCTCCTCTGCGAACTTCATCTGCTTTGGGGTTAGCTTGGTTGTCTTACTGCTTGCACCCAGTAGCAGAGTATTCATAGGCATTGCCTTGAGTCCTTCAGCTATTTGTTTGCGTGTTAGTTTGGTCATAGGTATTTAATGAGGATTTAGTAGTAGTGATAATAGGACAAGACGATAGCTATGTGCAACTGGTGTCTGTCTATTGGATATCTTTGGTATCTCTCTCTGTATGAGTTTGACTCACTGGACTGTATCGCTTCGCTACTCTAACAAGCGTTAGAGTGCAATTTAGGCGTGTTTTAGAGCCATGCTTTCCCTTTTTATGCCCAGTTATCCGCAAGCAAGCCCTTCCTGAGCTGTATCAAATGCCTTGGAAGCCTTTGTTTATATAGAGTGAAAATATTTGTTTAAAAGGTGTTGACAAGTCAATACAGATTTATTGACAATGAAGTCTGTTGTATCGGTTTAATTAAATAAAAGGGGAATTAAATGAAAGACGAACAAGTGTTAATACAAGCAGTGCGTGTCGTAGCTAATGATAGATACGATAAGGGTTGGTCTGTGATTGTTGAGTCTTGGACTGATGGCGATATTCTTGAAGTGTTATCAGAGTGCCAGTTTGATTTGTTTAAGACTGTTGAAGAGCTACAGTCCTATGTTGATGCTTACCTAGACAAGCAAGACGATATTGAATCAACTGCGTTTTAACCAAAGGGGAAATACATATGAAAGACTTAGAGAAAACAATACGAGTAGCTGATAGATTCATGGCAATCACAACTCAAGACTTACCACAAGACCTAGCAGTAGATATCGCTATTCGTTTAGCCTACTGCCACATGGATACACCATTGGACTTGGATGCCATGTTAGATACTGATGACCTATTCTCATTCAAGCATGATGTTGTTGGTATCTATAACCATTGGGATAACGATAGCAAGAAGCTGACTGGATGCTTCATGCCACGATTCGCCCAGTCAATCTGATGATGGCTTGAGTAGCCGAAACAGTCGTAAGACTGTCATTGACATAACAAAGGGGAAAATTATTATGACAAGCAATTATCACAATGCCAGTATGGTTGATGTAGCGACTGCTATCGTTGACCGATTGATTGACAACTACGAAGGCAAAGGCGAATTCATCACTGAATTCTATGAGCTATCTGAACTGATTGGCAAAGCTATTGCCAACTCTAACCACTTCAATCGCATTGAAGAAATCGCCATGGAAAATGGTGTTGTTGAATCTGACTACTTTGAAGGGGAAGAATAATGGCTAACTGGAAACATGAAATAGATGTTGCTGACTTGTATGCCAAGTATGAGTCTGCTGATATTACCGATAGCGAAATGATTAACAGTCTGCACAAGGTGTTTACTGCCTTCATTGATGCTAACCCACAACTCAACGACATTGTTGACTTCTACCGATTCTCTGATGCCGTTGATGAGCTACTAATCGCTGATGACATTGAAGAAGCTGACTATGCCTTGCAGTCAATCTATGACTTCGCTGATGACAATCGTATTTGGATTAAAACCTTCTAAGGGGATGATGATGAAACACTTTATTTACTTTTTAAACCTTGCTATTTTTGGTCTGTTTATGCTCTCTATCTATGTGGTATCAGAGAATCCCGCACCTTTGTATATCTTTACTTTAATTGCATCAACTGTTGGTCTGTGCCTGATGTTTGCCTTGCACTGCGAAACTTCAGACTAACTGATGATGGGGTGAATCCCCGAAACTGGGTGCATAGCTACAAGTGCATCCAGTCTTAGTCAACTGCTAGGAGATACAAATGATTCAGTGGTATATCAATTCAAAGCCTGTGCCTAAAGCTATTGCTAGGGTTCACTTGGAAAACGCCATGCCTTATCGGACTGCAAGAGAGATTGCATCCGCTATGACTGGTGCATTGAAAAAGGATGAATTCTTTGTCAAGGTATGTGCTGACTATGGCGTGCATTACGCTAACTTAACTCATTAAGGGGAAACTAATGAAATTTATGATTGAAATCCGCACCGATAACTCAGCGTATGAGCAGTCTTTTTATGATGAGATTATTGCCAACTTGCAACTGGTTATCAGGATGGTTGATTCTCAGTTTAAGGTAGGTGTCATTCACGATACCAATGGCAACAAGGTAGGCAAATTTTTTACAGTGGAAGGGGATTAACATGGGATGGACTGGTTCACAAAAGTTTGACTCACTGCCAACAAAGGACTGGTTAGTAAAGGAATTCACTAACGAGTCTGATACTCACAAGTGGGAATTAACGGATGTATCCATGCGTGGCAACACTGCGTATGGCATCCACAAGGTGCAAGACAAAGCTACTGGGATTATCTTGGCTGAAGCCATCATTATCCTGACTCGCAAAGAGGATGGTTGGCTTTACTTCAAGGAAATGGGGGAAACTGTGCATCCCTACTACTATGATGCACCGAAGAAGCTACTGGATAAACTGGATGCTCTCTTTCCACCATTTAATGACAATGCCAAGGCATGGCGTGATGCCTGTCGTGCAAAAGCCACCAAGAAGAAATCTGCCAAGCTAGTTATTGGGGATGTGGTCAAGTTTGCCAAGCCAATGAGCTTTGGGCAATTCTCTGAGGATACCTTTACCTTTGAAAGCTACTTTGGTAAGGATTCTTTCAGAGCCACCAATGGTGTGCTATGTCGCATTACCAAGTGGAAGCAGAGGGATTTTGAGGTTTTATCAACAAAAGGGGAAAGCAATGAATGAATTATCAAAGATGAATGAATTGGAGATTGAGGATCACTGGACTAATGAAGCCAGTAGTCTATTACTAGGCAAAAAGATAACTAGGGTTCGCTATGTAAGCCATAGAGAAGCAGAAGACATGGATTGGACTTCAAGACCTGTTGCATTTATGTTGGAAACTGGTATTTGGTTTTTCGCATCCATGGATGATGAAGGCAATGATGGTGGTGCGTTGTTTACTTCGCATCCTGAGAAATCAGTCCTTCCAGTGTTGAGGTAATTATGAAAACAACGATTAAGGGGTTTGATTTGTCTGTCGTGGAATTGGATAACGACTCTGTTGCAATCAATTTTGATAAGGATGGTGCAACTGGTGGTTATATCAATATCAAGATGGATGATGATGGTGTGGTGGTAGATGTGTTTAATGCCTGTGGGGACTGTATTAGCTCTACATGGTCTTTTTATAACGAACTTATGCAAGGGGAATAACATGGAATTGAATCAATTTACTGGGACTGAAAACTATCATAGGTCATGTATGTTTGTGCCTAAGATGGTGCATACGGATGGCGTTGACTACTTCTGCTCTGAAGCCAGTGCCTACTGGTTTTTGGATATTGTGGCAACTGAAGTATTTCCATTGCAAGAGGTGGATTACTTCTTGTCAATCAAGATGGTGGTGGCTGATGGCAAAGCCACAATCACTGTGGAAGATGGGGACTGCAAGGTTTTAAAGACTAAGAACATTGAATTCACTGACTGCCCTGAAGGGGAGTATGAATTCTTTTTGACTGACAATGTTTTGATGCTAACTAGCGAATACTAAGGGGGACACCATGGGATTAGATATGTATTTAACTGCCAAGCGTTATGTTTGGAATTACAAAGATGAGGACAAAGCCTTGCAAGACCAACTGGATGATGTGATGAAAGATGATTTATCTGATGGCATGAGAGTCAAAGAAGTAGCGGTAGATGCTTTCTATTGGCGTAAAGCTAACCATATTCACAAGTGGTTTGTGGATAACTGCCAAGGGGGTGAGGATGATTGCCAAGAATACTGGGTTGAAGCTAAACAACTGGTGCGACTCAAAGACCTGTGCGAGTCTGTCTTACTGCAAAAGGATGTGGGCTTATTGCCTACTGCGGATGGCTTCTTCTTTGGATCAACTGACTATGACGATTGGTATTGGTCTGAGATTGAAGAAACTGTTAAGGGACTTGAGAAAGTATTGAAACTGGATACTGCCAAGTGGGACTTCTACTATCGTGCTTCATGGTGAATAACATGGGCAAATACACTGTATATGCCTATGATGCCGAGATTGAACTGGGTGGGGAAACCTACTCAGTTTTACTGGGCATTGAGGAAGAAGGACACCCAAGCAATGCCTATGAGGACTCATGGTGCGATAACAAGATTTACTACTACATGACTGATGCTGAACTAGCTGAACTCAAGAGTGGTGATGAGCTTGATGAGGGGACTATCTTGTTATCCATTGATAAAGACAATCCGACTATCTATGAGGTGGAATATGAGTAATTTTTACATTGCGTATGCAACATCCAAGGTTTATCACCAAATAAAGGTGGTGGCTGAATCAGAAGAAGATGCAAAGCGTTTGATTGCTGAAGGCAATTACTATGCTTGGGATGAACTGGATAATGAAGATTTTCAAATACAAGAAGTAATTTTTGATGGAGTGCATGATGCCTAAATATAGCGTGTTAATGACCACTGCTGACTATGTGGAAGTGGAAGCAACTGATCCAAGGGATGCTGAAATGGTGGCTTGGGGTATGTATAAGGAAGGCGATATACGACCTGAACACCCTGAGTTTGTTTGTGAAGAAGCCGATTTAATTGAAGGGGATGATGATGGCAATGACCTATAAATCAAATAGAAGTGAAAACCAATGGGACATATGGCATAGCAATGTCAATGGGGATGAAATACTGCATACATTCGCAACTGAAGAAGAAGCAGATTACTACTTGAAAACTGGTAAAAAACTCATAAGCAAAGCCATGGTGGAAGGATGGCTAGGGTCTGACAACATGAGTGTTGATGATTTTCTTGACCTATTAACTGAAATCATCAATGAGGATTATCCATTGGATATCTTCAGAGCTGATGTTTTGGAATTTATGGAGATGGAAAATGCCTAGTTTTACTGCGAGTTTTTCAAGTGAAATAAGAGTATTGATTGATGCTGACACCATAGAACAAGCAGAAGAAATTGCTAGGGAAATGGAATTGAATCATTCAGATTTACAGAAAAACGGAGAACACTGGGGAACAGTGTTTTACGACATTAACGAATTTGAGGAGTGATGATGCCGAAGTTTGAGATTACCTACAAGGAAGTAATTGAAGCTGAAAGCGAAGAGCAAGCGATTGAGTGGTTATTTGTATATCTAGCTGATTGCTTGAGGGATGATGATGTATCTGTATTTAACTTTTTTGAACTTAAAGGGGAATGACTATGCCTAACTGGTGCGATAACAACTTGTATTTAGAACACAATGATCCTGAGATGATTAAGAAGGCGAAAGAAGCATGGGAGTCTGGGAAGTTTTTAGCGACTTTTGTGCCTGAGCCTGATTACACAAAGGTAAAAGTAAAGCCTACTTTTGATAACAGTCATATTACTGGTAAGCCAGTGGCTGACTTTGTTAATCCTGACCAAGCATGGTGGGATTGGCGAGTGCAGAACTGGGGGACTAAATGGGACATTGGATATGATGCTGACCGAAGCAATCATGCTCAAGGATGCGATAAAACCATGTTTGTTTACTTTGACTCTGCTTGGAGTCCACCAACTGATGCCTATGCCAAATTAGCTGAACTAGGGTTTTTGGTGAAAGCATTTTATTACGAAGGTGGATGTGCCTTCTGCGGTTCATGGATAGATGGTGTTGAGGACTTCCACAACATTGAAGAACAGACTCAGGCATGGGTAAAAGAGAATATTCCTAAATACATTGATGATGAGATGGATATATCCATGCAATATGAATTAGATGAGGAGTGGGAATAATGGGTGCGGTGGTATTTATGAATGTGGGACTGGGAAGCAGTGCCAAGAAAGCCTTTGATAGTCTAGTTTACGAAGCTAGGTATCAGCATGGGCATGGTGGATACACTGGGACTATTGCAGAAAAGAACTCTTTTGTAATGATCCTATTAGCTGAAGGACTGGATGCCTTCCAGTATGCCGAACAACTGATTGATGATGATGACAAAAGGGTATGCGATAAATGGGGGGATGCTGGGTGCATCCATATTAAAGATGATGAATACTTATTCTTTGGATGGGCTTCAGAATGACTAGAGATGAAATGATTAAAGAATTGATTGATGATGATATCAATGGGTGGTATGACAGAGATGATAAGGATGCCTTCTTCTCATACATCATGCTTAATGGGTGGACTGGATACAAGACTCAATCAGATGAAGAGCTAACGGAAGAGTGCTTCAATAGGGGAATCCTAGATGATACGCATCCATCCTTTGATCCAGTGCTAAAGAATGAGGTGTGATGATGAGTAAATGCTCTTTTTGCGACCATGATGACGGATACCTGTGCTTTTACTGTGAGGATTACTTGAAGGATACAGTGAAGGATGTTATCCACAAATTCAAGAATGAAATCTTGGATACTGGGGACTGGTGGTATGCAGTTAATACTGCCCACGATACCTATGATGTCAATGTGCATTGCTTGGATGATGAAAACTGGGAAAAGCCTGATGCCATATTCAGCATCAATCTGTATAGGCTTGACCTAGGCGATACAAGTAGCTATCACTCTAGGGTGCAGTATGACCTTGATCCAATGACTAGAAAGGAAATTAGACTGCTATGAGAAGATACGAAGTTAAGATTTGCACCAGTGCGACTACTGTTGTGGTGGTGGATGCCAGTGATGCGGATGAAGCCTGTGAAATGGCGATTGACCTAATCAATGAAGATGATATTACCTTTGATGGCGATTGGGATATTGTGGATGTTTGTGAAGTAGATCCAAGGGACTGACATGAATTTAAGACTAGCAAAAGGCAAAGTGCCGATTGATACTGGGGATGGGTATGTGTTTATACCCTTCCCTGATGAAGAGGAGTTTTGCCAACTGTATAACAACTATACCCCTATGGATAGACGGAAGCGATACTGGAAGGTGTTGTCTGAAAGAATCCAAGGTAAAACACTGAAGGACAGTGGATTACCTCATGGGATTAGTAAACAAAGGGTTAGGGAGATTGAAGCTAAGTTTATGAGATTGATCACAACGGCTTACTTTTGTAAACCAAAGGTTTGATTGATTGACTAGCTTTAAAAGTGCCGACTCTGAGATGGTAGTCGTTGAAATCTTCTCCAACTGTATCGGAAATCCAATAAGGCTTGCCTGTTTTTTGGGCGGTGGATTCTCCAGTATGGTTGGAGTCGTTATCAGCAATGACGAACCCACTGGGGATGTGCCTACATATTTCTTGCATATTGCTTGCGGAAAAGCATATGTAGATGCAACACTCCAGTTTATTGGCTTGCATTACAGTCCTAATGGACAATCCAGTAGCAAAACCTTCGCAGAATATAGGGATGCCTTTTGCACCGATCCTGAAGGATGCACCTTTAGTCTGTTGACCATACAAGAACTTCTTCTCCCCTTGCTCATTGATGAGCTGACACCCCACTACTTCCCTGTTAAATCGCATAGGTATTACCATTAACTTATCGCCTTTATCTGTGTTCCAGATCAACGATTCTTCGTCTGGGAAGCCTTTTTTTGCGAGATATTCATGCGTTTGGTGCTGACATTGAGAAATTATCCAAGTGGCTCTGGATTGAGCGTCTTTTGCCAGTTTCTGTCTTTCTGAGTCAAAACTGAGTTTTTTTCGCTGCAACTCTGGATTAAGCGCATTTCTGTCATCTGTCTTCCACATGGCTGGTTTGTCCATGGTAGCCCAATTCTGCACCCATCCAACATCTCCCATGAACTTATAACGACCATTGCGTTTGTGCGGATGGTCTTCTGTGGGGGTTGCCATCCATCTGAAAGGCGTTACATCTCCAAGAATCAAGCCATGGAGTCTTGCGAAATCTTCAAATCTCATTTGTTCTTACCTTTTGACCACCTGATGTTGCGTGATTTAATCCACTTTAAAGTAGCCATGGTTGGTGGAGTCGGTGCTTCAATCAGTCCCCTAGGCCATACGCCAAACTTCTCACGGTACTTGTGACTAGCCCAGTGTGGATTGTAGGCTTTCTCATTGGCTATAAAGATCAACTGGGAATAGAAGTCTTGCTTATCATCTTTCCTGACCTTGACTCCTGCCACCAACTCCTCTAAACGACCTGATACTGCATGAACTTCATTGCGTTTTTGACGGATGTGACCGCAATTAGGACAAGTATCTGTTCCTTTGGGCCATAGGTGTTCGCATACTGGACACTTAGATTCCTTCTTTTTCTTCTCGGTTGGCTCTCTTTTGGCTTTCTCTCCCTCATTACTGAGTGTTTTTACGCCGTTTTCGTACAATTCATCCCAATCATCTTGGAATCTGAGGTAGTTTCCACTGTGATCTAGCCATAAAGCGAACTCTTTGTCTGGATGTTGGCGCATAACTCGCCCCATTTGTTGCACATGGGATGAAAGAGATTTGCTAAACGGTCTTGCGGATATGCCAATCATGACATCTGATACGTCAAAACCCCTTGTAAGAATGTCGGTGGCTATCAGTCCATGGATTTGTGTATCAGGCTTGGCAAAGTCTTCAATGGCTTCTTTCTTGAACTCATCATTGTCTTTGTAGCTGATGGATACAAAGTTATATCCCTTGATGGCAAACTGCTCCACAAGATCTGCTCCATGTGCCACGCCAGCACAAAAGACAATGGTTTTTCTTGGTCTGCCAAATATCTGGTGGGTTTTATCAATCCATTCGGATACTATGTCCCCTGTTAGCTTCATTCCTCGCTCTGTGACCACATCCCCTGACCATTCGCCAGCAATCTTCTTAGCCCCAGTCATGTCAATCTCTTTGGCAATGAAGACCTTTAATGGAGCAAGCCACTTTTTGCCTACCAAGTCTTCTGTGGTTGAACCGCATACAACATTCGTATACAAGTCCCCCAGTCCCTTAGTAAAGGGTGTGGCAGTTAAACCAATAACTCGGATGTTAGGGTTATCTTTGATGAACTCGGATGTTTGCTTTCTAGCAATATGACACTCATCCACAATCAGTAAGTCCATATCTGGAAAGTCATCTCTTCGTTCCAAGGTCTGAGCAGAACATACCTGTAGGCGTTCACGCTTGTCATATCGCCAGTGATTAGCCTGGAATACACCATGCTTTAGCCTGTATTTGTCCAGGCGTAGACTGGTTTGATCCACCAAAACAATGCGATCTAAGACCATGGCTGCGCGCTTGAACTTCTCGCCTGTAGCCTTCATCAAGGCAATGGCAACTTCTGTCTTGCCAAAGCCTGTTGGGGCATACAACAACTGTGATCTATGACCCTGACGGAAGCCTTCCCTGAGGGATTCTATGACATCTTGTTGATGTTCTCTTAGCTCTAGTTCCATTATTTTGTATATAAATCTGCAACTGAGTCTCTCATCTGTTTAGCCAAGAAGACAATGTTATCGGATTCAATGTCTACTGTGAGCCAGTCCTTTTTGTTGATTGCATCATGAACCTCTCTGATGCTCATGTTTAGCTTAAGAATTGCTTCTGAATAGTCCATTATGCTGTTTCCTTTAGTTTTCTTTTAAGTGAATTAACTGTCTTCATTAGCTCTGCGTTACGGTGCTGAAACATATCTCGGCTTTCACGCAATGATTTGTTATCAATCTCCAAGAGTCTGACTTGCTCACGCAACTCCTTGATTGTGTCTTCCACATCAATCTTCTCAATTTCTGAAGCATCCCACGCACCAATGGATATTTTGTCTTTGAGAAGGGTGACTTCCTCGTCTAACTGGGTGATAACCTCGGTTAGCTCTTTGATTTTGTCTTCTTTCTCGTCATAGGTGGTGACATCAGGCTTGGTGGTTGGCGTTTCACGCTTACCAATGTTGCCAGTCTTCATCTCTTTTTCTACACCATCCTTGGTGACAAACTTCTTGGTCTTTGGTTCATCCTTGATTTCCATGGATGCCTTGACTCGGCTGACCATCATGGCTGTTACGCCAACATGGGCTGCGATGCGAGCCTGTGTCCATTCCTTGTATCTTGGTTCAAGCAACATCTTTCTAACGATTTCTTTGTTGTCTTCTGGTGACATGGATAAGCCACGATCCTTGTTAGCACCGTAGGAATACTCTTTAGCATCATCCAGTGAGCCTTGGTAGACTTCTGCATCAATAGAAGCAGTGGCATTAGCCTTGGTAGCATGGTAGCGGTGGAAGCCGTCTGCAAGCCAATACTCTGCACCATCAAAGAATACGGTGACTGGTGGGAATGATGTGCCTTCACGCATGGCTTCTGCGTAATCTTTAACTACATCGTAGTTAATTTCTTTTCGTGGCTGTGTGCCACCGTCTATACGGATATTAAGAATGTTGAGTGTTTTCATTTGTAGCTCCCATGCGAACTATGTTGTAAAAGATATTGGATAGTTCTAAAAAAGATTGATTAACGATACGCTCCTTAGGTTTTACCTTTAGATCTTCCAGGCGGAAAGCCCAAGTTGCCCTTTTACCTACAATGCGACCCTGTGTTCTGAGATAGGTCAAACGACCAGCTGCGGTGGCTGGACTAACCTTCAGAAGGTCTGCAATTTGAGATGTGGTGACTGCGCCATTTTGAGCAATGGCGTCAAGAATTTTGTCAGTGAATTCCTTGTTTTGCTTACCTGACATGGATGCCTCCGTAAGCGGATAAAGTTGTTTCCATTTGATTTTTCCTAGCAGTTGGATGTTCAGTTTAAAACGGTGCTTCTTCTACGTCAATGGTTGCTACTCTCTTTGGAATGTGTTCTATCCAATAAGCTGTATCGCCATTGATGAATTCTTCTGCTTCTGTTTTAGTCTCAAAGCCACGGATTGGACCACCCCAGTCATGCACCATGTAACGGATGGCTTGGTATTTAGGTATTTTTAGTTGAATCATTTCTTTTCTGCTTTGTAATAAGTTCTTTTTATGCTTACTTTGTATTTAAGACCTGTCTCTAAGTCCTCTATCTCATTTATTCTAAATTTATCCCACTTGTCTGGCTCATCTTCTACTGTCCATGGCTCTGATTCAATGATGTAAACGGCATCATCAATATCGTCAGCTTCAAATTCAGCCACCCACGTAGCAACCATTGAGTATGTAGCTCTGTATTTTTTCATTATTTTGATTCCCCCATTAGTTCAATCGCAGCCTGCCATGCTTCCCATGCTGACTGGGTATGTGTGTTTGTGAACACGCCATCCTCACGGGTAAGCACATAGTTATGCTCCTTTGCCCACTGTCTAAACTCTTTCATTTCACTCTCCTGTTTGTGGACGCAATACGCCCAACGCCAACGCCATTTAGCGCTATATGTAACTCAACATACTTTAGTAACATTAACGCTATATTGATGATATGAAGTCAGATTCCTGGTGGTGAAGACACACCTAGCCTACCTAGATGTGCCTTCAACCGTTGATTCCTGTATGGAGCCTACAGCACCCGACAGTCTTTCGTAGAGTCGGCACTATCTTCGCCACCGACATTTGCACTGTTACATCTACTTACCCCCAGTAGTGCTTGAGTAATGATCGCTGGTGTGGTTTTGCCCCGTCCAATCACTACTTCAATTGTTAGACGTGATTGACAAAGTGGCAATAACGCATGCCAATAAATGGCACGGTAAGTATTCACATTGTCACTTGGGAATTGTTTCAGTCCCTAAGCACGTCTAGCAGTTGAGTTCACAGATTAAATGAAATAAAAATAATTTGCAACAACTATTTGCAAAAAGAAAAAACCCCCAGGGATTAGCTGGGGGTTTAGTGGTGAAGGGGTCACCATGGAGGTCTTGCATTGCACAAGGTCAACTGCTAGGATGCCTAGGCTTGTCGTGGACTTGGAGGTCGTTAGACACACTAAATATAGCAGAAATTCTTAACACCTGTCAACCTATAGTGTTTGTCAAGTAAATATTTACTTAATGCCGACTTTTTCATTATCAAACAGCCAGCCTACCGTCTTTCTATGGGCGTTTTCCCATAGTTCTTCCCTTTCAGCCTTTGATAAGTCTTTACCCTGATCGAGATCCATGTGGCATTTGTAGCAGAGCGCTGCGATTCTATAGTCATGTGCCTTGATGCCACGGCCTTTGCCATCCCTAAGCTGGTTACTGTGCGCTGCAACAATCGTTCCATCTTGTCTCCCACAATGTTGGCATGGAGACTGCCGAACAATCTCCAATAGTTTCTTATTTCTATACACGCTGTAAAGCCCCACTGAAGATGTATGTGCCAGTATGGGATAACTGAACCCAAGGCGCGGCATGAACCTTGAAGCCATGAGTTCTAGCTAACTTACAAAAGTGATAGTCCTCAGATAACAGACGGTTATTGGATTCAGGGTCAATACTTGTGGCAAAGTATTCTTTGATAATCTTTGGCTTACGCTCAGTGTCTACAGCCAGATACATATCACTGTTGTATTCAGGCACTTTATCAGCCAGAGCCTCAAACACTTCACGTTTAATCAACATAAAGCCTGTGCCACCGTTTTGAATCTCTAATAGCTCACTCATCTTTACTTCTTGGCGTTCTTCTTTGACCAAGTTCACCACGAATGTGCCTGTATGGTCTTTTAACTGGTCAGCAGGTACACCTCTGTTTACCGCATCAGCTACACGTTGCCAATGGATTTCCTTTTTGGGGTACAAGCCACAACAAATATCTACATCACGTCTAACCATCTCGATGATGTCGTTTGGATTGAAACCAATGTCTGCGTCAATAAACATTAAATGGGTAGCGTCTGAGGCTAAGAAATCATATGCCAAACTGTTTCTAGCACGGGTAATCAATGACTCATTCATCATGTAGGTGTAATACATGCGAACCCCAGCCTTGCTACAGATCATTGGTAGCTGCATAAGCGCAGCCGTATAGTTACCAATGCACATACCGCCATACATGGGGGTAGCTACAAATAGTGCTGGTGATTTAATCGTTGGTTTCTCGTTGTTTTCGCTCATTTTGCTCTCTTTCTTCACGTTGTTGATCTTGCGGTGTCATTTCTAAATCTTTCATCCATATTGTCGTAACCTGTTCCAGACCCCCACAGATGACGAGAAAAGTGATGACCTGTAACTTTAGTTTCGTAACCAGAGTGATGCTCTGGCATAAAGAAGTGAGAAGGATACACTGTCAGATTGGCTTGCTTCTTAAAAAATACTTCTGTTACTAGCATTGGGCCAGTAATCATCCATGCCAACTTCTTCTCATTGCAGTCTTTGGTAGCTACCTCTTCCATACATAACTTCAAGGCTTCAGCACCAGGAACTGATCCCATCACCGTATTGGCGATTAAGTTATTGCGAACAATCTCTTGCTCCCAACAGGCAAAAGCCTCACAGTTAAGTAGCCAGTCTTCCAATGGCTTAACGCAGTAAGTATCCGCATCAATATAGATGCCACCATGCTCGTAGAGGATTTCATAACGCATCACGTCACTAGCGCCAGCAAAGTCTTTCTTAATAAGCATGTCATGGAGTTGGCGGTAGTTCTTCCAGTTTGTACCTTGGACTTGGTTATTGCCCCAGACTCTTACCTCGTAGTCTGGGTTCTTCTTAATCCATGTATCAATACAAGCCACTGGCTTCTTAGACTGATCGCCTATCCAGATAATGTGAATGAGTTTAGGTATCACTTCTTCCTCCTTGCTTCTTTAATTTCTTCAAGCATCTTTGCCATCAGGTCTGCGCAGTAACCCAAGAAAGGCCACTTGGTTGTGCCATTAGCCATACTACGTGCCATCCCAATAGCAATTTCAACGGTGCGTATGCTTACTTTTCTCATTTTTCTCTCTTATCTTCGCTTCTATTTTGTCAAACAGCTCACGAGTGTAGCCACCGATGCCGTCACCATTACTGCCAACGATTTCTTTAATCTCATCGTCTGTTAGGTATTGCCATTCTTGGTTCATTTAATCCCATGCCTTTTTTCTATTGCTCTAGCAAATTCAACAAATCCAATAGTTTTCATGCTATGTCCGCAAGGAATTTCATCTATATGTTCTTGATGTAGTTCCCATATTTCCTCATCACTTAATGGCTTTGTTTGTGGTGTATAAATGTGTAGGCTTTTTCCATCATAAACACCGACTGGCTTACTCTGCTTATCCAATTCTTCTACAAGTCTGCGAATCATGTCTGAATATTCGTTGTAGCAATTAAAATGTTTCTGTAGCTCATCCGCTAGTTTCAATGCTTCTTCTTTCATTTCTTTAACTCCTTTAAGATGCACTCAAGGCGATACACAATCACGATGAGGCAGATTAAGATAGCCCAGCTCATTTCAATACCTCTGCGGACTTAACCTGACGTGTTTCACCATCAAATATGTATTTAATGTTTGGCTTCTCATCGGGGTGAGCCAGTATGTTACCTCTTGGCGATAATCGGATATGCTGAAACATCACAACATCTATCTTTATGGGTGTTGGCTTGATGCGGTAGTTTTGTTCTTCGCCCCAGCTAGGTGAATCTGGAACTTGCCAATCAACCCAATCACCATAAAAATCATGCTGGATTACTTTACCATCTGCCCATGCTTTTATTACTTCTGCGTGTTTATGTGGTTTCATCCCTCACTCCAATCACTGTAGTAATACTCATAAACAGGCAACAATCCAAATAACCATGTACCAATCTTTCGCTTTTCAAGAGTCCTAGTGCGTATGACTGGGTTAAATTTGTCGGGTGTATACCTAACTTGCATGTACTCGGTGTCGTCAACCTGCATCACTTCACCATGCACGTGTAAGCCAATTTACCAATACGGAACTGCTTCAAGGTATCGCAGTCCTGTTGTAACTGATAAGTAAAGGTGGCGTTGGAAACCATACTGCCTACAGCAAAGCCAACAAGCAGAACAATCAAGAAGTTGCGTAACTTGGCAATCCAAGCCTTGTCTTCTTTAATATCTGTATCCATTGCTGCTTCCTTTCTTTTTACTGTAGTTAGCGTTCATAGTAAAAGCTGTGACTGGATAACGCATCTTTTGGTTAGTATCAATCCAATACACAATCACAGTCTCATCTTCAACACCCCAACAACCTTCGCTTGTGTATCCTGCTGAACCATAGTTGTAAGCACGGTTTAACTTATCAAACACTTGACCATCGTATTTACACTGTTGATCAGTTAATACAATCTTTCCACCAGCCTGGTTAGGTTGGGTTGCGACTGTCTCAGCCTTAACTGAAAACGTATAAGCAGCCATCCATGCAACAAGCACACCTCCAATTACATACCTAGTTTTCATTGTTTTCCCTTTCGTTCCTTGGCGTTTTGCAAGCATTTTGCACAGCACCAACGTTTAACAAGCCCCTTGTTTGATACGATCCACTCACCACCGATAGGGGTTTTCATCAGACGGCAGGATGTACACCACTTATTCTGATCATTCACCCTTTTTAACTCTCCGCTTGATAGCTGGTAACCCAGCAGACTCTTCTTTCTTTCTTGCTTCTAGCATCTCGTCTGCAAATCTGTAGCACTCTTCTGCGCTTGCTCCAGTCATTGCTCTAAACATGGCAAAGCAATCTCTCAAGTCATCTTCGTTCATCAATGCACCTCTCTCATCATGCGTTTAATCCTACGCTGGGCATTGTTGTAAGACTTACGGAAAGCATAGACAGCCTTCTCTTCTTCCATGCCAGCTTCTACTGCAATCGTGGCAAGCACCATGCTCACAGCTGAAAGAATGACTACCGTATCAGTGCCACCCTTCTCAGACAAAAGCCTTAGGATGGATATTGCAACTTCTCTTGACGGATCTTCACTCATTTCATCTCCAGTTCTTTGATTTGGTCAGCGATGTGAGTACCCAAAGTCCGCTTATGGATAACAATCATCTTGGCTTCAGGGGAGCAGCCGACTACCTTGGCAGCATCCATCAAACCCTTGTTGTAGCCACTCTTAAATTGATCGTTACCATCTAACATGGTGACAATCGCATTGCGGATTAGCTCTGAGGCCTTACGTTCTTTAGCCAGCTTTCTCAGCTTCTTGACGTGTTCTTCAGGCAAGTAAACTGAGTACGGGACTAGTTTCTTTTCCATGCGTTAAATTCCTCTACTAGTTTTTTCATAAGTTTCTGGGCGTTTGCATCAGTTTTAAGCTCGGAACGGGACTGGATACCTAAGTAATTACGCATCCACTCAGTTGCTTCCTTCTCGTTCTCTTCAAATATCTGGGTATCTTCATACAAATACTTCCAAAATTGGGTGTCTTTGCAGAACATCCCAGCGATCCGAATCATCTTGTCACCTTCAAACTCGGCTGGTCGGTTCATAGGTTGCTCATTGGCATCAATCCTGACCATGGCAACGCCATACCGCGCCCCAACATAATCCCTGAGAAGCTCCTCTGGAATATCGTCTGGGTGGATGGAAAGCGTCAGCACATAGCCAGTCTTATCTTGCTTGATGGCTACCTTGACACCCTCAAACTGTAGCGGTTTCACGAACTTTACCTTCTAGATACTTGATGATCGTGCGTTGCTCTGACACCGTAGCTTCTAGCAAGTCACAATCCACATAGGATTTAGCTAGTGCGTTCTGTAGTTTTTGGCATAGATCTTGAAAGTCAACCTTGGCTTGTTCTTGATCCCACTTTTCTAGCTGTTTCTCTAGTGATACAGCTGGGTTAGTCTTGCGTGGTTGTTTATCTTTAGCACCTTTAGTTCTTGGCATATTGTTCTCCTTAGTATGGTAAGTCACTGTCTTTTTTAACCCATGGCTCTGAAGCCGCTAGGGATAAATACTCTTTGCCTGATTTGGCAGTCTTTGACCATGCAGATATGGCAATCTTTACAAGAGGACCATCTGCCTTGTTCATCTGTTCAATGATGAATGTCTTGTCTAGGTGGACATCACCACGCCAGTCAGGATGATTCTCCATCTGCTTCTGTTCATTAACAAACATTGCACCGCTATTTGGTTTTTGCTCGAAAGCCATAATTACTCCTTAGTTAGTTGTGTACGTGCTGCTGTGAATAACGCCATTAAATCTTTAAAGAAAACGGCATCGGTTGCTTTTACTATGTCAAACAGGGTCTTGTTCTTCTTAAAAATGTGCATAACGTCTTCTTCGCTTGCAGCAGTCATTAATAGAACCTTGCAGGCATCCTTGATGTTTGCTAACCATGCAGGGATATCTAAATCTGAATCAGGCTTGGCAGGTGCTACGATCTGAAACTCTCCTGCTTGACCAGTGATTGGTCTGATTGGTTTTAAGTTTGCATCAACAGGCTCACCGTTAACAGTTTTAATTACTGGCTTAGGTGCAACTGGTTTTGCCGTAAATTTCGGAGTCTCATCAGGATTTGCTGTTTCATCCAAAATATCATTCTCAACAATCTCAAAAGCATTAGTCCATAGATAACGGCGTAGGTAAGTCTGCACAGCGCCTAAGTTCTGAACTTCATGACTACCTTTTAATGAAGCTGTTGACATAGGGGAAGTGAATGTAACAAAGTCACCATCACCACCTTCTGTGTCATAGATAGTCAAATAAGCCATCTCTTGGTTAAACGACACCACACCGCACAAGCCTAACTTTTGGCAGATGTTTTGAATAGCTGGCAAGAAGTCAGCCAATACAAAATATTCATATCCAGCAAACTTATTCTTACCTGACTTGGTTAGCTTGGTGTTCTGCAACATCAACCGTGCATCTTGTAACTTTTTATATACGCTCATTCTGTATCCTTATTTTTAGCAAATTCGTAGTCAGAACGGTACTCCGTTGGGGATGTCCATCCAAACTTACGCCATGTTCTTTGGGCGTCTGTATCTTTCATAAAACCTCCTTAACGTGCTGACTGTCTTTCTTCCATTTGTGATATTAATAAACCAACCTTACTTGTTGAAACAAATCCACTACTAATTTCATCTTCATCAGCCTCAACAGATGACACATTAAAATCTGCTGTAGCCAATCCCTGAAACTCAGGAGCAGTAACTAAACATTTGTAACCTTTCCAAGTAAAATCATTCATTCCTCTTATGTGTTCTTTAACGATTGTTGTTTTGTTTTCGTATTTCCTTTCGTGTTGTTTTACAAAGTGGATAATCTTTTTCTTCTGACCAGTAGGCGTTACAGCAGTCTTATCCCTATCTGAAAAGTATTTTTTAGTTAGAGATTTATCAATAGAAAATGTCACCCTATCTCCACTATGCTTTACTGCAACACTCCAACTATTTTTTCTGTTAACCCAAAAATCAAACATGTTCTTAAATAAAGCCTTTAATAAAGTTGTTGGCTCATACTCATCTTTGACCCAATCTGTAATGAGATCAGGATTAGAAAATACTGGTTTTTTGTAGCTTTGGTGTTTGTTCTTACCTTTTGTAATTTGAACGGTGTCAAACCTATGCTCTTTGCATACATCTATTTCTCCGTTCTTTTTAACAACAATCCAAGCCGCTATCCAATATAAATGACCACTCATCCTGTAGGCCAAACCAACCTTATAAATAGTTCCAGTCTTCTTTTCTGTATACCAAGGTAATGACTTTACTTTTATGCCAAACATGAAGTCAGGAGATAGCGTTTTTGATTCATCATCTTTTTCTTTATTTCCAAGAACTGACACAAGCATCATTGACGGCATTGTTTTTGATGTATCAATCAACATATTATCGTTTGTAATGTCAATTATTCCTGTTGATGGCACATAAGAACCTAGCTTTTTAAGTCCCAATACTTCATCTTGATGGAGCCAGCTTCCATGTTTACCAAACTTAAACTTGTAAGCGTTAAAAGTTTCCTCAATATCATCCAATAACTCGCTAAGTGTTTTTGGAACATCATCTTTGGAATCAGACGTATCTTCTATTTCATCAATAATTTGTGGCTCAGGAACAATCAGCTCTGGGTTTTTAAACCAACTGAGGATTGTAAGTAATGCACCACCAATTTTTTCCATCACTTGACTCATACCAACTCCTTTCCACTGTTGTAATCTTTCCATTGGCTACAGAAATCCCGTACTTGGCAGAAGTTGGCGCAACGAGTACGCTCCCCTGGTCTTATTTCTATTTCATACTCATCGCTGAGTTCCTTTAGGGCTTCAATGGCATAGTCCTCTCGGTCATATACCTTCTTAGCCTTGATACCGCCCCTCTTCTTGATCGCCCAAGTGGTAGGCTTTTCCCACATCTCTGACGGAGTGCAGTCAGGTAAGTCACCATCAGTTTCCATGGCGAACTCACAAGCACTATGCAATGCCACCCTTTTAGAGATAAACTGTTCTCGCTCGTCAAACGACCACAGTTTGATAGGGATTTCTTTGACTGGAGCTTCTGGATAACCCTCTTTCGTAGCGGCTTCTCTACGATTCCAGTCACGAATCAACCCAACGATACCTACTGAACTAACGGTCTGCTTCTTGGCACGTTCAATTAACCATGCGTAGATGTTGAGTTGCTGTTCCCACTCAATCTTCTCGTTCATCATTGCCCAAGCAGATGTAGTCTTATAGTCACGAATGTCAATCGTGCCATTAGAGTTAACGATCTGTAGGTCAATAGCTCCTGAGATGTGCCAACCGTCATGTTCCACATGGATACGCTGTTCCACCACATGGTTGCCATCCTTGCCATGCTCAAGAATGTTGTGCATTGCTGAACCGAATAGCGACCAAATCATGTCGGCTACATCCTGTTCTAGCTCTTCATCAAACTTCTTGGTCAAAGCAACGATTTTTGGGCTATTCAACAGCTGAGTCGCTGAGATATTAGCCTTACCTTTGCTGTAAGTAGGGCGTTCCAAGACATTCATGAACGTCTGTGGGATGCCATACTTATTGGTTAGTTTCATTCAATTCCCCTTTCAATAAATGATTTAGCGCACCGCATGGCAACAACCACAATGGCTACTGGCAACAATACAGCGGTAACGATACCGACAATTACTCTCATTAAATTTTCCTTTCCTAGCAGTTGAGACTCTAGATTACTGCTTGTTTAGGGGTATGTCAATAGGTCATACCTATTTTCTCTCAACTGTTGTATTCAACTCTAACAGATGTTATAGTTTGGTATGCACATTCAACTCCAACTACCATACCCACCCTCTGTCAACCATTATTGGGGACAGTCTGGCAACCATCGGTTCATCGGCAAGAAGGGCAAAGAGTTCAGGGCTATGGTCATGGATGCGGTCAATGAGGCTGGAATACAGCCCCTAGAAGGCCGTTTAGCGGTGCATATAGCACTCTTCCCCCCAGACAAGCGTAAAAGGGACGTGGACAACGTTTTAAAGAGTTTATTAGATGCCTGCGAGCATGCTGGCTGCTATGAGAACGATAACCAGATAGATGAATTACACGTTATTCGACAGGAAATAATCAAGGGCGGGGCTTGCACAATTGTGATTCTGCCAATAAACTAGCACCGTAGTCTTCCTTGTAAGTGAGAGTGTTAGGGGGGCGTTAAAACCCCCCTCTTTTTACAGCCCTGCGTCTTTACGCACCTCAAAGATTCCGTCTAACATTTCCTGCTTCATTCTAGTCAGATCGTTAATCTCTTTGCGTCTTTCTTCTGAACTCATGCTCTTATCAAAAGTCCTACCAAGTCTACGAATCTCTTTATTGATGCCTTTTAGTTCTTCATCCAAGCTGAGGATGTAGCCATGGGCTTCAATTAACTTCTCATTCTTCTCGTAGTATTTGTCAGCTTTCTCAAACTTCTCATCTTCCATCAAAATATTCCAAGTCTTGTATGCCTCAATTGTTTTATCTTTGAGGTCATAGTACAACTGCTCGTTAAGCTTCATTACTTCTGGAGCCACGAATGTACCAACAATTGGGTTTTGTTTAAGCTCGGATGCTACACGGCCTTCTGAGAATACAGCATTGCTGAACCATTGAGCCAACGCGCCCATTGTGCCAAACGTTCCACGGATGAAATGATCTGTTTTGACTGGGCTGATACCAGTATATTCACCAAATATCTTTGCCAACTCAGATGTAGTGGCGTTGTATTGCTCTGATGACTCTACATCAGCTAAGCTCTTTGGAACCACTGTGCCGCCTGTGAAGAAGTTTCTATCCAAGAAAATTTCTAAAGATGGTTTCGCACCAGTTGGGATTGGCGTTGGACCAAGCACTGAATCAACAAAAGCCTTGAGCCAAGCGTCTACTGCTCTGGTGGTATCAATCTCCTGCTCTGTGCCGTATTTGCGTGCATAGTTAATAATCATCTCAGGAGTTACCTTAAAGAAGAACGCAGCAGAGTTGTTCAAAGGTATCAATACATGCTTACCAGTAGCCTTCTTAGAGAACGGTACATAGAAGTTTCTAGCCTTCGTAGCATCATCTAGCTCGTCATAATCAGGATCTAGGGCAGCCAATAACGTATAGGCAATAGCTAAG